ATCGTATCTGGTCATATGAGTGACCGGAATAAGTATCAAATCTGGTCTGTCACCAACAGACAAAGTTTCTATTAAGTTTTTGATTTGGGTATCAAACGAAGCACCTGTTTTGCTTATATTAACTATGTTACTTGCTCCAAACTTTTCATTGAAAAAAGGCTTTATCAAATGATGGCTAAAAATTAAACCATAACTACAACCATCAATTAAAATTGTTTTCATAATTTATCTTTTCTATCTTGTATGGATAATTGGCTTCTTTGTAAAACTTTTTCCTCGCCCCCAGGTGTCTTTTTGCAAACTTGCAACTGCTGGTAATGTCCCAGATCTGCACACTGTCCTTGTCCTCTGCTTTTCTGATCCCACGACCTATGCTCTGTATCACCCTCACAAATGACTTACCTGGCTCTATTAGGACAAGATTAAAAATCCTAGGAATATTAATGCCAACAGCGGCAACTCCATATGTGGCAATAATAATTTTATTTTGGCTAGTAGATACTTCATCGTACTGCTCCTTTCTATCTGTGTTTTTTGTTGACCCAGACACAAACACTGAGTCCTTTAATTTCTTCTCTAGTATTTCACCTGCACTTATTCTATCTACTAGTATCAAAGTATTCCCTGATGTTGAGATACTTTGTATTGTCTGTGCTACCCAAGTCATTCTTGTTTGGTCTGTGGTTAACCATTTCAATTCTTCTCCATATGTTTTGAACTGTGGATGGTCCTGTGTCTGCAACACATTCACGTGGCAGTTTGCCAACACACCTTTCTCCTGTAGTTCACTGGCCTGTATTTTATTTGCAACCTCACCGATGCTACATTTCAGGCCCATGAATTCATAATCTGCCTTTGGTACAGTACCTGTGAGACCCCAACGTATGCCACAGTGTGCAAATGGACCAGTCAATAATCTCTTCAACACGTCTGCTTTTGCCATGTGCACCTCATCAATTATTATTGTGTTGATGCCTTGTATTGCTTCAAGGAACTCTGTTGTGTGTTCGTCTTTGGCTTTCTTTTCCAGAACGTTCAAGCTCTGCCATGTCGCGATTGTATTGTACCTACCAAGTTCCTTCCTGTCACCATAGTACACGCCAGTATCTAAATTACAGGTGAGAAAGTCTTCCTCTGTCTGAGTCACTAAACTTTTGTTTGGAACAATAGTCAATGTACGTCCGTATGGTTCAACCAATTGACACAATGCCGCTGTGATTATAGTTTTACCTGCTCCCGTGGCAATCTCCTGTATGCACTGAGGATTCTCTATAAACTTGTTTATGGTTTCAACTTGGTAGTCACGAAGTTGTAATTTCTGTCCTGCACACGGATGATTGTCTGGCCACGTGATGTGCGACAAGTAGTCCTTGTCTACTTTTTTAAATTCATAATTGTGTTGTTGACGTCTGTCTTCGAAGTCCACATATACGCCGCCTTCTTCTAGTATAGGAAGTATTTGGTCAACTAGGTTGAGGTACGTGGTGCCTCCCAATCCAAAGAAACTTACCTTACCATCCCATCTGCCCAATTTCACTGCTGGCAGATGCCTTGCATATGGTATCTCATATTTGAATTTGTTTGACAGTCTTTTGCGCCATTCGAGAGATAGATTCTCAAACTTCACATTTACTTCGTCTTTTATTACTAATTTACAACTGCTCATTTAAATTTTTTGTATAATGCGATCATTCCAGTCCCAACTACTCGGTTGGTGATCACTATAATACAACTTTTTTGGAAGATTTTCAAGCAGTCTTTTCAGATTCTCTGTGCCACCAGCATAATAACCACCACCTAACGCTATTAGAGATGTTTTTGGTTGTATCTTGCTCTTGATTAATGCACGTGGTATCCTGTTCCTTACAAAAAGTATTTTGGTTTTTTTATCGATAAATTTAAATTGTTTGCTCATCTGGTGCAGTTCATACAAGTTTTCGAAAAACTGTCTCGACTTTGTGCTGTCAATCAGATAAGTTCTTTCATTGTTCCTTTCCACATCTTTCCTGTATATAGGTTCGCGGAGGTCAAATCCCCAAGAACAATCTTTGAGTATGTCGATCCCGTTTATTTTGAATACGTTAAGCCACTCCCAAAATTCTTCTACTTCATTTTCTTCCTGTAAATCACTATGGCAAGGCATTACCAAAGGAAAGGCATCCAATTCAAACAAACTCCTCACCACTTCTTGTTTGGAGTATGTTTTCGAATCTATCCATAACTTATGGTGGTTGTTATTGGCAATTTTTAAGGCCAGTTGATTCTCAGCACTGCAAACAAGTTGTGTGGCATCAACTCGGATATTTTTCAATGCATCTATTTGATGCAACAAAGGTTTGTCTTGCTGAGTATCTTGCCAGTAAGACAGCATGGATTCCGGAGCGTGGGACAAGCAAACTTGTTCGCCAACAATGGTGGCAGTAGGTATTTTATGATTTTTAATAGATTTATTGATGTTGTCGTAGTCTTTAATTATTTTTTTATCTAAAAATTCAAAATCATATCGTGCCGCAATTAATGTAAGGTAGTATGTTGTCACATCTGTTTTTTTGAACAACCATTTTTTTGACTCACCATCATACGAGGAATAGCCTGCAGGAAGGTCTCTTTTATCCTTGAGGCATCGTATCAGTTGGATGACTTTTTTGTGATAAGGAAATCGTACTTCTATCAATTCTTCATCTTCTATTGAGATGTATTGTATTGTTTTTTTAAAATTGATTTCACGGAATTGTTCGTCATACTTGGGATCATCAAGCAGAGATTTTATATCCATGCCATGTGCTTGAAACTTCGTGAGATATCTTTTCAGTATTACGAGTGCCAGCCTTGCCTGTTTTTCAGTCCACGCATATTGTGATTCTGCTAATGATGACACAGTTGCTCTGTCCTTAGGATGGGCATTTATTGCCTTTTTTGTGGGGTCACCCCATAGATAATCATTATATGCTAATATTTTAAGGGCTTCGTTAATTGTTTTTGGCATATCTGACATTTTTATAAACCTGGTAATTTAGATAATTATTAGTACATTATACAATAATTGGTAATTTTGTCAACCATGCAAAGAAAGAAAACACATAGTAGAATAAAAAGTTTTAGAAAACAACTGCAACGGAACCTTGAGACCAGGGGCGACGTCCGAGAGTATAAACCTACAGGGATGGCAGTTGCACATTGGTTTACCAAATTAAACACAGTGCTTTTTGGTAATAGATTAGGGCGTGTTCATATTGAAATCAAAAAGTTACACAAGGACTGGGGCAGATGTGTGGCTCATTGGGATGGCAGACATGCACCAGCAGGAAGATTTAATCAACGCAAATTGCCACATCATATTGTTGAAGGATATTACATACAACTACATTGTAAATTTCCTACATGGAAAGACTTTATCGAAACACTTGCTCATGAGATGGTGCATCTGTATCAGATGACTGTATTGAAGGATCCTTATTCAAATCACAATCAAAACTTCTATGCTTTTAGACCTAAGTTTCAGTCTGCTGGTTTAAAACTTTATCGTTAAATTCCTTGTAAGTCATTAGACTGGAATTTCCAAGATCTGTTCCTGTCTGCAAGTAGTTAAGGAAATCCGGTGGGTTGTCGTGAACAATAGTAAAATGGCAGTAAGGTCTCATCTTCAGGTGATCCCTAAATTGTTTCAACCACTGTTCAAATATGGCATCACTATGCCTCTCGCCGTAGTTTTCCGTGTCCTGGTAGATATTGTTCAGTTCGCCCTTGCCGTATTCTCTGAAATCAAAACCTATTAGGTAAATGTTTCTGTGCCCATGCACACATGCAGTCCAGAACGCGGCGTTGCCTGATATCCAGTGAGGATTGTGTGGTATGAGGTGTAGCATGCCTTTTGATTGTTTCCTGTTGACTTCGAGAGCAGGTGCATAATGATTTGTCTTGAGACCCACCTCGTCCTCTACCATTTTCATTGTGATTTTTGTATCCACGCTAAAGATAAAATCTGGCAAGAAGTCTCTGTACAGGGCATTGCATCCGTAAGTTTGTCCTGTGGCTTTGAGTGTGTTGAGGTCGAAACCTTTCCTCGATGGACCGTTACCTATCACGTAGGCATTGCCTCTCGGCTTGTTTTTGACTTTGTCTTCGTAGTATCCTGTTTCCTGTATTTTTTTACCGCCCCTTATGATTGTCTTAACAACAATGGTCTCGCCTTTGTACGTTTCAAATTCTATCGGTAGTATTTCATTCATTTTTCCTAAGTTTATTATTGTCATTTGAGGTATTTCTCCTGCAGTCGTTTTTTGATTCTTTGCCATGGCAATCCCTGTCTAATCTCGTCTTCGAACCATTCAGTGTAGGCAAGCCTGTTGGCCCACTGCATTCTATTTGGCATAGCAGGTGTGTTTATGTCTGAAATTGATAAGTTACCCACATCATGGCATAAACTAGATTGCGATACAAACACCGGAACTCCGTTTATCACTGACTCTATGGCAGGATTAGAACTATGGTTGATGATTGCCCACGCACGGCCTAGCACAGCCTTGAAGTCTGTGTCGTCGTATGTTTTGTAGTCTCGCCTCGGCAGACGTACTTTGACGTTCTTGAAATCACTTTCCTTAAATGGGATCTGATTTCGTGGATGTGGCCTCACTAGTATTGGACGAGATGTGTATTTTCTGATTTCTGCAATTTGGTTTTTGATCCAGGTGCCCATTCTAGGTAACCCCTTCCATTGTTCCGATTGATCATGTTGTCCACATATTACTATCATCTCTCCTGTTGGATTCCACGGCTTCAATTCGTGTCTAAACAATGGCCAACGTTTGTCATCAAACTCTTGATTGGCAAAATCTGCATCTCTGTTTATGCCATTGATTCCTATCTTGAAACTTTGATTGCGTCTTAGACCGCCCACTTCTATGACAACGACCGGTTTGCCTTCTGTCCTGTACTTTTCCCAGATTGGTCTGTAAGATTGCATCCTGCCTCGCCATAAAACGCTCCATATTACAGCCACGTCGGCGTTGGTCGACCTATTTTCGTAAACTTGGTCTCCGGCGTCACGAACGCTTTGGATGAATGCGTGAAAAATTGGTTTTGAATTCAATGGACCGTAGTCCGTCCATATTTCTAGTTTCATTTTACTACTGTCTGTACGTATTCGTATGTTTTTTTCAGTCCTTCTAGGAGTGGATAGTTTGGCTTCCAGCCTGTCAATTTTTTAATTTTCGTATTGTCAGAATTTCTTCGCATACAACCAGCCGGTCCGGATGGAAGGTATGTCTTTTTTATTTTTTTCCCTGATATGTCGATCAGCATGTCTGCTAATTGGTTCATGGTGATCGCTTCATCTGATCCCATGTTGATTGGTATTTGCACGTCATTTTCAATTAATTTGTCAAGCCCTATCATCAAGTCATCAATGTAGCAGAAGGATCTAATTTGCGTTCCGTCACCCCAAATTTCAATTTCTCCAGGATCATTGGCTTTGATTATTTTTAGGCAAGTTGCCGCTACAACTTTAGAATTTTCAAGCACATCACAGTGTGGACCGTACATGGCGTGGAATATAGGTAACGAAATTTTCATGCCATAACTTTTTGCGTATTCTTGTGCCAATTGCATGTTGTATAATTTTTCCATTCCGTATATATTGCCAGCCGGCTGTGCAGGCCATATGTGTTCATCTTCATTAAGGTCAGGTCCGTTATGACCTTGAAAACTAGTGTTGTATATCATGGCAGACACAGCATATATAAAATGTGATTTATTTTTAGCCGCAAAATCCATTGCTTGTATTGTCTGAATAGGGTTACTTCTGCCAGTGCCAAGTTGAGCTGATCCAACATTTTTTGAATTTGGCACGTCAGCACTCAGGTGATATATCCTGTCAAAGTCGTTGTCTATTGTAATTCTTGACTCCATGTCGTGTCCTACAAAATCATCAACAAAAACAGGATCACCCACTTTTAGTTTTTTATCGATTCCAGTGACATGATGTCCTTGTTTTTTTAGATGCTGTGCTAGATTTTTGCCTATGAAACCTTGGCAACCTGTTATAAGTGATCTCATAGCCATATTTACTAACCTAATCTTTTAGTGTTTGCCAATATGGATGTGTCTGTTTAGTGGTAAGGTCTCTTTTTTTAGAGCTCATTGCAGACTTTCTTGTGTAACCTTTCATGTGGTCCATGTACTGTCCCAATTCTGAATTGATAAATGGATGCCTGGCCTTTCTTTCGCCCGCCCACCTGCCGTCATTTAGGTCTTCATTTTTTATTTTACCAGCCTGTTCCATTTCGATCCTGACAGCATCAAACGTGAACGAGTCTGTGTACCCTGATATTGGAAAATGGTTTAGAAAACCCTTTTGTATGTTAAAAAATAAATCTTCTGTGTAGTACTGTTCCCATCTCTCAAAAAATTCGCCTGTGTATTTGTGTGCGGTGTTAAATGCGTAGTATCCAGTCTCAGAAAAACCTTTTTTTGGTCGGCCCAGATAAGACGTGAACGCTGTATCTGGCATTATGTGTTCTAGCCAAGACATTGGGATCTTTTCAAATGTCAGTAGATCAGCATCCAAGAACCATAGCATGTCAGGTTTGGTCCTTTGCCAAGCGTCTATACACGCAAAAACTTTATAACTAAAACGCACTGCATCGTACACATATATCGAGGTGTCTTTGTCGAATCCTTTTTGCTCCTGTGTATTTTGTCGTATTCGAGGATTCAACATCGGGTCGTCTTTATGCCTGTTAATGAATTCTTGCAGTTTTGGTTGTGCCTGTAACAGATCTATGTTTTGCACACGAGGTGATTTTATAGATTGGTTCATGTCGTCTGGATATAAAAGTATCTTGGCATGTTCGGGCCAGTTTTTGATAGTGCTTTCTACACACGGAACCACAGGGTTAGGATGGTATTTCGTGCCCCAGGTTGTTGCGATTGTTAAACTTTTCATTTTGCAATACCACTGATTATTTCATACATCTGGCTGATCTCTTCTTGTATACCAACACTTCCGTTGCCAACAAAAAATCCGTTTTCGTGTATGTCATCAGCCGACTCCGTTGTACCAGACACCATGTAGTCTAAGTTTGGCATAACTGGTTGTTTAAGAAAATTCCTCGATGCCAACGGTCTGTTCTGTATGCCTGCCTTAGACAATGCGTCTATCACTTCTGGCCGCCTTCCTTTTAGTTTTCCATCAAGCACTATCCCAAATGTGAACCAACTGCTTTTACCGGTCTCCTGTTGTATCCTGCACCACGATTTGTTTGAGAACAAATTTAAAAAATGTTTGGCGTTGGCCAATCTAGTGGACATGATTGAATCCCATTTTGTAAGTTGGACAGAGCCAATCGCTCCACTCATTTCTAGAGGACGTAGATTGTATCCCGGAGTGGCAAATATAAAATTATCATCAAATGCATTTCCTGTTTTTTGATACAATGAAGAATTGTCAGGCAATTCTCTTACCCAACCGTGTGCCCTCATACTCCTTAGGTAGTCCGCGTCTTCCTTGTCTCGGCACAATATCATACCGCCTTCCATTGTTTGTATGTGATGACTAAAGAAGAAACTGAATGAGCCGGCCAGGCCAAAGGTGCCCGTGTGTTGCTCGTTGAATTTAGCACCCATCGACTCGCAGTTGTCTTCTATAAGAACAAGGTTATGTTTATCGCAAATGCTTTTGATTGCTTGGTAGTCACAACTATTGCCCAACAAATTTACTGGCATAATTGCACAGGTGTTTGGTGTAATCGCCTGTTCTATTTTGTTAACATCTATGTTCCATGTGTTTGGATCTACATCAACAAAGTTTATCTTAAAGCCATTTTGTGCTATTGGGAAATAGGTAGTTGCCCAACCTACAACAGGAACAATTATGTCACCTGTCAGTTTGTATTTCCATTTTAAAAGGCTGAGCATCAAAAGGTTTGCGCTCGAACCAGAATTTACCATGATGGCATTGGGAGAGTGGAAAAGTTCTGCAAATTCATTCTCAAATTGTTTTACATGTTTGCCCATGGTGTACATGTCCGTGTCAATCACTTTTTGTATTGCATCTAATTCTTCTTTGCCCCAAGTGGAGTATGCTAGTGGGTATTTCATTTATTTTTTGTCTCCTTGTTTTGCAAACGGGTTGTAGTCTTCAACCGTCTGCCAATATTGTTGGTCTCTTTTTACTCTAAGGTCTGATTTTGAACTTTTGCCCTTCAATTTCCTTTTTCCTTTCATGTGATCGACATATTCTCCTAGAACACTGTTCACGAAAACATGCAGTCCTTGTACTCCCGCACCGTGTCCTATGTCCACGCCTTGGTCAGGAGCCACTCGCTGTAATACCTGCCAAAACAGATAACTGTCGTGCCATTCCAGCTCGTTGAATATTGTGTCATTAGTATATAGTTTTGTCCATTGGTGGATAAACTCTTTTATTTTTGGATGTCTCCTATTGTAGCATACCCAACCACACTCGGGATATGTTGGCCTCCCTAGGTAGTTTACAAGTTTGTCGTTCGGCAATAGATCCGTCACAAACTTTTTTGTTATCGGACGGAACGTGTAGGTGTCAGCATCAAGCCAAAGCAAGTAGTCGTTGTCGATGTTTTCAATGGCGTGTGCAACACAAAAGACTTTGTGAGAAAACCTTACCGCGTCCCAAAGAAAGGAACCTTTGCCTCTGTCTAGGTCTCCTGCATTTGGCAATCTTCTTACTCCCCCAGGTATGGGTGTGGTCTCACCATTCGCCACAGGATCATTTTTATGGCGATTTTTGAATCTTACAAGTTCAGGGTTCACCGCTTCTGTGTCTACGTATTTGACTTTTGGGTGTTCGAGTGTTGGCTTGTTTTTTTCGTAGTAGGCATAAAGTGTCACGTCATCGGGCCAATTGTCGATATGACTTTGAATCATCCTATCAGCGTAGTTGTTTTTTGGTGGAAAAGTTGTAATTACTGCAAGACTCGTCATAGTCCTAGTTTTTCTTTGAACCTTTTGTATACTGTGCCGTCTCTGATTTCTTTGATGCTCCACATCTTATAGCCAAGGTCATGCAACCATTGTGTCCTGTCCGGATATTCGGGCGTTTCGATCCTGTTTAGATCTTTGTTTGCTACAGGCCAACAAAGCGCAAGATCTGAGGTACAAAAGGTAGGTATCCCACGAACGCAAGAGTCGACGCTGGCAGTAGAATTGTGAGTAACAACAGCATGACAATTAGTTATAGTATCTTGGAAATTGAATCTATAGTGCTTTTTTTCATCTCCGGCAAAATGTTTTTGTGTGAATTGTAGTTCTATATCGTCAGGAAATTCTTTTCGCCTGTCGTCAATTGATGCCACATTATTTGGATGTGGCCTGACTATAAATTTTCTGTCTGTTATCGGTCTAAGTTTTTCATATACGCCGTTGAACCATTCGATAGGGTCTAGCTCGTTCATGCTCCAGTTGTCTTTTGGCTGTAATACGAATATTATAGGGTCTTCTTGATTGGATTTACGCCATGGTTCATATTTTACTTTGAATTTCTTACGCATCATTTCCCAACGATCACCTGGACTGTTGTCAGACAGGAAGTTCCCGTCATTCATCGGGGTGTACAAGGATACCCTGAAATGATGATCTGGTGACGTTGACACGTTACCAAAACTCGATAAAACACCACCGTCAAAAGTTATGAGAGGAATCTTCTTTGCCCTACAGTTGTCTGCAAGTTCTCTACGTCTGCCTTTGGTGTGGTGCATTTGTCGGTCACCGCCATAACCAAACATGGCCGCCATGGGTGCAGTCGGTGTCATTTCTCCTGGAACTGTTGGTCCAGTCCTGTGTTCATTGACTATAACTGCTTCATCTCCCGCGGCTTCTATGCCTTCCTTTAGGTGATACAACAAGTCCCAACTGTTGCCTTTTCTCCTATCTTTTACCGTTCTTCTAAAAATTTCAACTTTCATTAATCATTCTCCATGCTGTACCATTAGCCATTTCTTCCATGTTCCAATTGTTGTAGGCCAAATTTGAAAATAAGGCAACTCTGTCACCGTATTTAGGCGATTCTATTTTACTGAAATCAGTTTCTGATATTGGTGCCGCCGCACAGTTGACCGGATCGCACAGAACGGGGACTCCGTTGGTAAGGCTCTCCACCATGGTGTTGGAATTGTACGTGACAGTGGCGAAATACTTGCTCCATTCTATTTTGCCTTGGTGATTTGTTGGCCTGTCCACTTTGACAGTGGCCCCGACATGATCTACTTCTATAGTTGGATTGTAGGGTTTCTCTCGCACTTCTATGGGTCTGTCTGTGTTGTTCTTCAAGGTGGCCATTGTTTTGTCAAGCCAGTCCGTGACCTGGAAGAAATTGCTTATAGCATTTGTTGGCGGGAGTACCAGTATGCTCTTTCCATTTTTGTTCCATGGCTTAATATCTTTCTTGAAATATTTCTCATACCTGTCTGTCTTTGTTGTCGTGATCTTGTTTTGACAGTGTGCGTTTCGTGTGATGCGTAGCCAATGAGGTTCATCATGGCAGTTTTTGAAGTATCCATGGTCCATGAAATAGAAATCTTTTTGTTCTCTCTGGCACCACTTGTACACCTCTCCGGATCCTGCCAGTATGCCATACATTGTGAGCTTTTCTTCAGGTAACCTAGTCAGGTCCCTGAACTGGTATATCGTGTTGGGTCCTGGCGTGCCTCTAACGAATGCGTCAACATATCTCTGGGTTCGCGGTTTGGTGGTGTGTATGCCTGCTATCATTTCAATTCTGTCACTTTATACATAGACTTGCCACTCTGTCTGCTGTACTCACCTATTATGTTTACACTGCGCCTGTGTAGTTGCGGATGAATACGCGGTGTAACACTGTGTATTGCGTTTGGGGTAGAATTACAAAACATCACGAAAGTGTTTGGTTTGTAGGGAACAGTAGTGACAACGTCACCTAGGTCCTCGTCATATATTTGTCTACCTTTAGATTTGTCTACCTTTGTTATGTCGTTGATTGCTTTGTGTATCTGGAATTCACCTCCTAAACTTTTATCATCAGGGTATGGCATGTAAAGCAATCCAGCGTACATCTCCATCGGGTTGTCGATGTGGGCGGTTCTGGACGTATAGGTGATAGGCTTATGCATCACAGTCTGGCAGTCAGTCCAAACCTCTGCATCATTTTCTGCCCAACCCCGAGCTCCCAGTTTGCCTTGTAATGGTTCTATGTAATCTTTGAATATATTTCTAACCTCATCAAAGAATTCAACCGATGTGTGATACTCACAGAAATTTCTCCATGTCTCAGACACTTCACCTTGTTTCAGCATAACGTCCGCTTTCAACCTGTAGCATACACCATTATCATAGGGTTTGGTAGATAGCATCTGTTCAGCAGGCCATTCATGTTCCAGTGTAGAGTAAAGATCCCAAGGTAATGCGTCTTCTATTATAAAATGTGGATATGGATCAGTTACAACTGCCTTGAAATTTTTAAGTATGGAGTGCATCAATCTAATATCTCCATTATTTCCGGTATGTTGATTTTGAAGTCGATCATGTCACTAAATCTTTTTATGCCCTTAGGCCTCTTTCCGCCCTGCAAATGAATCCGTTCACTGTCTGCTATATACAATTCATGTTTCAGACCCAGGTGGTAAGACAACAACGGGTATACCTTTTTGTGTAACATGTTCCTGTCCTGTATCTCTATGACCTTGGTTCCAGGATTACACCACAGAAGATTTGTTAGTCCTGCACCGTGTGCCGCTAGTACATGAGTCGATTCCGCAAACACACGCATTTGGTCTTCTATGGACATTGTTTCTAAACTTACTGTGTGCCATCCTTTTAATTTCAATAGTAGTTCGTCCGAATTAGTGATTCTTCTAGACGTTGCGCCCGGCCTCAGAACAACAATCTTTTTGTCGGGTTTGATTTCTTTTAGTTTAGGGAGTCCTTTGAAATGCCTTAGCCATTGAGCCAATGGTGGAACAATTACACCATCATCAGAATTGCTGAGGCTAGGAACAATTAGGTGTTTGAAATGCCAAGTTTCACCCTTTGGCATGACAACAATCTTCACATCTGGAAACAACGCTTTGCAAATTTTTTCAAGATAAGGACTTTTGTTTGCAAGTATAAAACAGTAATTGGCAAAATTAGTTGACCAACGCTTTTCAACTAGCCTGAACTTTGAAATCACATCTATCCAAATGTGCCATGGATTGCCAACGCAGTATTCGTCAACTGGTAACCAAACATACAAGTTTGACTCGTTGAAGTTTTCGGTCACCTGTGGCAGTTTTATATCGACCGACTCGCCCCAGAATGACCATAGTTTATGTGTCTTACTGGGTTTGTGCTTGGTATTAGATCTTAGCCCCCAGATAAAGTCAGAGACCAGTTGATTGTCTCTGGTCAGCAACACGGGACAACTATTGACTTTACAATCATAAAACTCCGAAACAAAAGTTGGTAAAGATTTAAATTTTGAGGGCACAGATGGATGATAGTTTACATCATATTCGTAAGTTCGGTCTATTGTTTCCCAACGATCTGTAAAAAATCGTATGTCATTTATGTTTTTTGCTGGCATTCAAATAATAATTATGCTATAATGACACACATGACAATATTCTCAAACGGTTGCAGTTTTTTGACTGATCGACCAAAAGATGGAGTAGAAACCCACACCGCAAAAATTTTAGCCAAAGAGTATCAAACAGACTTGGTCAACCTGGCCATGGGTGGTAGGGGTAACGATCGTATTAGTTTCAGCACAAAGGTTTGGTTCGAGCAGAATGATACAAAAGATAAATTTGCAGTCATTGGTTGGTCTAGTTCTCATAGAAATGATTACGTGACAAATGATGGTTGGAAAAAAGACAGGATTCCCGGTACAGATTTGACTTGGAGAACATGGAAAACCCTAGACAACGTAAGTTTTCTAAGATCCAACAGAGGATGGGACATCGAAAACAACCTAATTATGAATTTTCTTGACAATGTGTTTGATTTACAGAATTATTTTGAGCGCAAACGTATTCCGTACGTGATGTACAACAGCCTGCCAAATGATTTCGAAAGTGGTGTGTCGGATTTTGACGTGATAAAGAAAGCGATAAACATGCAGAGATTTTTTAATCCAGGAATAAGTCAAATGGAATTTATCGCAGAAAAGAACTTGATTGTCAGTCCCAATGATCCACATCCATCCACGGAAGGGCATAGACAATGGGCAAACTTACTGAAAGAATTTATAGATGCTAACAATTTACGCTCCATTTAAAAATAAAAAAAGCAAGGCATGGGAAGTTTTTGAAGGAGTTCAAAAGTCCTGGCCCGACCAGGTGACGGTTTTAGACAACGCAAAACAATCACAAGCCGCTGACAATTCTATGTTTTGGGGATTTGTTGCAAACAACTTACAAATGGTTAAAAGACTTGAGGCAAGAAGACAAAACTTTTGGTTTACTGATACCCCCTATTTTGGTAGGTTTGACAACAGCAACCTTAGGCCAGATAATCATTTCTGGAGGATATGTAAAAACACTATACATGCAAGGTTTATCAAAGATTGCAGGTCAGATAGATTTGATCAATTCAAAATCAAAATTGCCGCTCCCACACTTAAAGGCAAACACATTTTAGTGTGCCCTAGCTCGGCAGGAATTCATAATTATTTGGACCAGGTCAATTGGACAACCAATACCATAGAATCACTGAAAAGATATACAGACAGACCGATCAGACTTCGACACAAGCCTAGGGGCAGGGGCACATCAGGACCAAGTGAGGCCAAGGTGCCCCTATCCGAGGATTTGAAGGACGCTTGGGCGTGTGTGACTAGTTGTAGTATCAGTGCAGTGGAGGCAGTATGTATGGGCGTGCCTGTTTTTTGCCATAGAAAAAGTTTCGCTGAACCCATGGGCAACGTGCACCTCGAGGATATTGAAGAACCATATTATGCTGACCCAGAGCCATGGTTGTACAGCCTTGCATATCAACAATTCACGCCCGAAGAGTTTGAAAATGGCACTGCTGTTGAGATATTGATGGACAAAGGAATTTTATAAAGAATGATGTACGATTACCTAAGAAATTTAAAAATAAAAGAAAATTTCACACCATCCAAGATTCTAGACATAGGAGCATGGAATGGTTTCTGGACCAAGAATGTAAAAAGCATTTGGCCGGATGCTCATTACACTTGCATAGAAGCAGGACAAAAACACGAAGGAAGATTAAAAATGCTAACGGAAGACGTACATATCGCTGTGCTAGGAGACCAAGAGAAAGAAGTAAAAATTTATCTACGAGAGATCGACAAAGGAAATAGGAAAAAAATAACCTATACAAAAGGTTCCACGTTGTTTGGAATATTCAAAGACTATGAGACACGCCAGATGAAGACACTTGGACAGGTAATCGGCGAAGATGCGGATTACGATCTAATCAAGCAAGATGTACAAGGAGCAGAAATAATGATAATGCAAGGTGCTCCAAAAATTTTCCAGAGGGCAACCTATGTTATTCAAGAAGTTAACATCCATCCCAACAAACAATTTCCAGACATGCCACACGAAAAACAAATGGATGATTTTATGACGAACTTGGGTTTCAAGAACTCACAAGTAATTGACACTCACGACGGAATAAACCAAATTGATAAAATTTACTTTTGAAACTTACTTGTGATGCTGTTGTATGTGTCTAATGGCATATCCAGTTGCACAACAGGTCTCCGTATGTATGGCTCTTGTTTTTCTTCGAACTTGATTTTTTTACTAGTCGTGATTAGGAAAGCGTTTGGAAAATACGTAATAAGTTTGCCATCCAGATTTATCATTGTGCTCACGCCTCTGTCGCTTCGTTCTTTGAAAAACCATAAACACAGCACGTCGTTGTTTAGAGATATGTCGTTGACGTCCTCAAAAAATGTGAAACCGGTCCTGTATTGTTTGTCAAAATCTTGCCAATGTTGGTGATTTAGGTTATTTTGATTTTCATACAACCTGTCATATTCTTTAGAGTCAAAGATAGAACTTGTATAGATGTGTTCTACAGGTTCCTTGAAGTAGTGTTGAGTTTTTATTTTTTCCCAGTTCATTACGCACTGAATAGATTGATTGCTTCCTTCTTCCAGTCGTCCGAGTACTCACAGTTTCTATATCCGTCGAACCACGGGCCACCTTCCGTGTAGTGCAGTATCTTGGGAGTGCCCTGTTCAGGCTCCCTGTACCATCCCACAAGCCAGTTGTAGTTGTGCGGCAGTGACCCTATATCGGAATCCTCGAGCCATGAGAACCTGTGTAGAAACTTGGGTGTCTGTTCATTCAGGAATTCGGGGGTAAGCATTTTGTTTTTTGGGTGTTCACAATTCCACAGAACCATGCTACTCCAATTCTTACGTGGGTACACGGATTGTACCTGTCCGTCCATCTTTGTAGTCTCTTTTGGTGTGTAATCATGCTGAACACAAACAACTGCTTTGCTGGGATCCATAAACTTAACAAGATTGTGTGCAGGAACTTTCCATAAGAAGTCACAGTCACAAAAAACTGCCCATCCTTTGTAATCATTGAGGTAAGGTACAAAAAATCTTGTGAAAGTAAATTCGGTTGATGCAAGTTTGTCTTTTTCTCGTGTGTATATTCCTTGCGCCCTCATGTCGTTCTGTTTGAGTGGTATCACTTCCGCTGAGGGGTCTCTGCGCTTGATGGAGTGTTCACACACTTGATATGCTATGTCTTCTCTGCTGTCCCAACCTACGTAAATTTTCATTTTCTTCCTGACACAAGTTTGTGAATGTCTTGCCAATTATTTACACGCACTATGTCTGGATGTTCGAAGTCACGGTTGTATTGATGGTCGATTAATATGGGGTTTAAACCGTAATTGAGCCCTGCTAAGGCGTTGTGAGGTTTATCCTCGACCCAATACAGCCCGGTTCCGTGGAATTCGGCTAAAGCACTGTCTTTGTCGGCTCCGGTGCCTAGTATATGGTAATTCACGAACACGTGGTCGCCAAACAGTTCTCCCAATCGTTTTTTACGCAATTCCTGTGCTGGCTTGTCTGATGTCTGAGATGTAATAGGTATGAATGTCCAACCTTCGGCGGCCAACAGTTTGACCCATGTCTGTGACTCCGGCATTGGACGTTGTGTGCCCATCCATGCACTCCTATTGAATTCGCGTATTAATTTACGGATTTCTGTCTTAGACAATCCAAAACGTTCGGCCATTTCATAGGTGTTTTCTTTGTCGGGTAGTAGCCTGTATGGATGATATCTTGCTCCTCGGGCGTCAAAAAGTGTTCTTTGCAACATCCATTTGGTGAAATGATGTTCCCATTCTAGTAAAACCCCATCAACGTCCGTTAATATGATTCTGTTATTTGATGTCGGCATCTTCCATTCCCGCGACTCTCAGTTTTACAATGTTTGTGATCTGCCATTGCTTCTGATCAAGTCCTTTGGTTATGCCCAGCCATTGGTTACGTAGTAAAGCAAAATCGTTGACAATCTTTGTTAGGTCCACAACGTCGTCCTCGCCGTCAACATATTTTTCTGCGTCTCTGCTTGACAGTGCCCGGTTGTAGTTCTCTAAGAATTTTTTAAAAGTTTTTGACCTCAATCTTCTAAGTTCTATATTTAGGTATTCAAGTATAGCCTCTAGTTGTTGAAGTTGTCCAAAACGTTCTTCTACTATACCTGGCAATGCCGCTGATGCTTTTTCAAGATTTCCGTATATTCTGCATTGTTTCTTTGCTTCGATTAATTCTTTGTCAAAGTATGCTGTGCAATCTGGAATCTTATCTAGTGATCTGCTTACTTCAAAATACCAATTAGTCATCTTCACCGTATCCGTCTGACTCTTCATCGTCTTCTACAAACACGGTCCTAATCGCTTCTTCAAGTTTAGGGTCGTATTCTGCTGATGCTTTGATTTCGTCGTGCTCAACACCGATGTCTTCTAAACTTTTTATGAAGTCAATTGCCATATCTGATTTTTGTCTTTCCGGTACGTAGTGTATAATCGATGTCCATAGACGTTCAATATCTTCGTGTGTAAAATCAATCATTGCTCTTTTCTTCTGTTTTTGTATCTGGCTCTCCAGCAATTTTTGTGAAGTCTGCCATAAGCATATCTAATTTATCACCTGTCCATGCTTTCCTAAAATCTAAGTGCTCTTTGCCATTCGAATCGATGTATTTTAACCTGTTTCCTTGTTGTGTCAGCACACCTTTTTTCTCAAAAAGATCCACGAGTCCACTGTAAGGATCCATGCCTGTGTCATATGGAATCTTCACTTGCACACTTTCGAAAGGCTTGGCATACCTGGTCTTCATGACTTTACATGCCGCTCTTATACCCCTCACATCTGATATCTTGTTGCCTTTTTCGTCTTCTTTAAGTTTAAGTTTTTTCATTGCAATCACAATGGAACTTGCATATATGAAGCCTTGACCTCCTGATATCTTGTCGTCTGGATCAAACATGTCCTGTGATGCATATGTGTGGTTGGTTGCTATAAGTCCAACGTTCCAACTACCAAACATGTTCACACAGTTCCTAACTAGTGCTGTAAGTGCCTTAGGCTTCCTACCTAGGTCGCCTTTCATCTCACCTTTCTCGAACTGGTCCACATCAGTTGGTGTCAACAGCATACCCAACGAGTCTATCACAAATAAAACTTTTGGAGCGCCTTCCTTGTTGTCTGCGTGTTCGTCTTTGTATGATTTCATAAATTCTGAAACTGTTTTCGCTACGTCATCTATCATAGATAAACTTAATTTTAGTAATTTGTCTTCTGATGTGTCAACGTTCAGCGCCTGTAACCAGGTTTCATCTAGTGCGTTCTCTGAATCTATTAGGATTACAAAAATACCTTGTTCCTGTGCGTTCCTTATGATGTTACCCGATGCAATGTATGACTTTCCTGCGCCCGATTCTCCTGCTAGTACAGAGACCTTGCCCAGTGGGACGCCTCTGTTGAAATCTCCTGATATTAGGTAGTTCAGTGCATAGTTGCCTGTCGATATCCAGTCTGTTGGATCACTGAACCCTATGCCTAGTCCTTGAATTGATTTCGTAATGCTTTTTCTAAATTTTGTCGCGTCAAACACTTTTGTCATAATTTATTTCCTACAGCAGTATCCAAAGGATGATTGCCACTATCAATACCCATGCAGGTATCTGTTTAATCAATATCCATTCCACTGCTTTTACAATTTTTCTTTTTATATCCATACTCTATATTACTACACAAGGCCCAAATGGTCAATATCTGGGCCTTGGTAAATGTCAGATTATTTTGCTTGTCTTGATCTGATCAGTTTCAGTATGTCCTCTGCCCTCTTGGCACTGTCGCCTGCAGGAGCCGTAGTCGCCGCTGGTTGTGGTGCTGGTGCAGATTCCGTCACTGGTGCTGGTGCAGGTTCAGACGCTGGTGCTGTTGTAGCCGCTGGTGCTTCCGCTTTTGGTGTTTGCGGTGCATTGTAGGCCATCCCTGCAGGTCTGAAGTACTGTCCGTACTGTTCAAGATCATAAGCCTCACCTTCAACAGATTTCTCAAATAATTCCTTGATTATTTTCACCTCTGCCTCGGTTGGCTCTTTTGGTCTGAAGTCACCTAGGTTGTGTAACCCATGTGTGTCGATCGCGGCTCTCTCCGCCTCGTCCAACGCTCTTTCTCTTCTCGACCATTTTGAAGTTGAGTAGTCAGCATAACCACCCTTTGTGGTTTTAGTTATTCTGAAGTCCACGCCCTTCACGTAGTCAGTTGGCATTTCTTCCATCTCTGGATCCATCAATGCACTTCTGATTATGTTGAAGATCTGAGGTCCAATAATAAATCTTCTGATTGGATTCTCAGGTGTTGAGTCTTCCGCTAGTGGATTCGTTGTGACAAATCCCTGGAAGATGTAACTCTTCTTCTTCCAGTATTTTCTGCCCATGTCTTCCATGCTCTTGTCTTTGAACCACGGTCTCACCTCTGTGAGCACTGGACAAGTCTTCCCATACATCTCCATGCATGGTACTTGCACTGTCACCGGTCTTGAATCAGTCTGACCTTTGATACCTGCGAACGGTAACTTGATCATGTTCCTTTCGGTCCAGAAAAATGTGTTATTCGTATCCTTATCTGGTAAAAATCTAACGACTGCCTCAGAACCTTCCGATATGTTCCAGTGTGGGTAGATGGCGTTGTCTCCGCCTGATGAAGTGGAGCGATTCACTTCTTGAGATTTTAACTTCGCTCTTATTTCAGCCAATGATGCCATAATGTAAGCCTCCTTTATTGTGCCTATGTTTGTTTGTGCCTAAATGTATATTAGACATATAGCGTAATATACAACTATATTTATCTAAAGTCTACTACTATTATTGGTAAAATGCTAGGTTTTTGATACGAGCCAACTCGGGATCTTCTGAGACTGGAGTTCCATAGTCCGGCCCTTCGCCAGCGATGTTGATAAGACGGTCCATCCATGATGTCTTATCTAATTTTTCCAACCATGGAAACTTCTTGAACCATTCCCGCTGATTCTCCTCCATACCGTCTCCGGGTGTCAAGCCATGGTCTTTCATTAGTTCCGGTCCGCTGTCAGTGCCTAATTGGGCATAATCGTGGATCACTCTTGCTTTCTCTTTGCCATATCTTTCAGCAACTGCGTTCATAAGTTTTGTCCAATCGTCGCTTTCTTCTTCTGAGAAGAATTCTTCCAACTGTAGGCCTGCTAACTCTATAGCATCTTTCAGTGTGTACTCTTGGTCACCAACTTTGAACTTGTCTCCCGCCTTCATGCCCGCCGCTTTGGCTTTCTGTACTGCCTGTGCGAATTGATTACCTTCAAATTTACCTGCGTGTGCACCACCCTGCATCTTCTCGTAGTGTTCCGCGGCTTCTTCTGGTGTGAGTCCTAGTTCGTCTGCTTTACTCATGAATTCATCTTTGCTCATGCTCTGTGCCATGTCTGCTATTTTGTCGCCCATGCCCTCGGTCTTGTCTGCGTATCTGTCATCTCCCGCCTTCATTTTTTGGTATGCAGGATTGTTTAAATTTTTGTCTGCTTTCGTCACGGCCATTCTACCCATCAACTCGTCGTAGTTCTTACGTAGGAAGTTGGTTGAAAGTTCTTCGTCGGATGATTTGAACGCTGACTTGCCGTCTTTGTCCAGTACGTCATACACCATCTTGCCGTTGTCGTCTCTGTACATTGACACGTAGGGTTTCTGTTCTGTTATGTTTTCGGCCCATGACTCAAACGCTTCAGTTTCTTTTGCCTTGCCTTTTAGATCTTTCTTGGGATTGAATTCACCTGGTTCCATCCTAACCTGTTTTTCGTATTCTGGATCTTTCTCCATCTTCTTGTAGTCGTCGATGTATCTCTTTGCGAGTTGTATTGCTATCTTTTTGTTCTTCATGTAGTCCGGAGTTGGCTTGAAGTTTGCACTGTTCTCCTGTTCCATCTCATCCGCAACCCTTGAAGCGAAGTTGGCCACCCTGTCTTCCTCGCCTGACTTGGTCAGCATCCTGCTGGCGATGTCGCCCAGTATCGAGCTCAGCATCGTGTTCTTGTTCGTGAATTTTGTGTTCCTCAGCATCTTGTCAGCCGCCGCGTCCTTCCTTAGGATCATCTTGCTGTCTGGATCTGTGAGGAATGATTGCACTATCGCGCCATGGTCAACTGGTGGTTGCACCGGTGCGTCGATTGGCTCAACATCTTTGCCTAGCACTGTCGGCTGTGTGTCTTTGACTTTTGGTGCCTCGCCTGGGTCAAGTTCGTTCACTTGTTCTTCTTTGCCTGCGTTTTCTAATTCTGCCATTACTTTGTTGATAAGTGGGAAAGCGTCTTCCACTCTCTTGTCTAGGTTGGTCATTGTGAACTTCTCTCTCAGTTTGTTTACGGTCTCGTCATCTAATACTTGGTCTTCTGCTTTCTTGTAGCTCTTGCAACTTGATTCATAGTGACCTTGTTTTGACAAATTTCTCATGTACTCTCTTAAATTCTCTAATTGTAGTTTCGTGTTTTCGATAATGTCACCTGCGTTGTCGTTCAGTTGATCCTTGTTCGAAACGTATCTTGAAAAAGATTGTAGTTTCGCTATGTCTTCTGAAGTCTGTATGATGTGTTCACCGAACTCGTCGTGTGGTCTTCCACCGTTGGCCACGTGTCTCATCATCGCCCTCGCACCTGCTAGGTGTGTCAGTGGGTACTTGAACCTCTCACCGTCCTCGTTCTCGATGTACAGTGATTGTATCTGTCTTGATCTCGCACCTGGCACAGTCTCGTCAACCTTGCCTTTGTGTCTGATTATTAATTTTGTCTTGTCTAGGTTCTCGTATGAACGTTTTGCTGTGCCTGTGAGGCCTTCGTTCACACCCGCTAGTTTAGTGATTCTTGCTAGTTCTTCTGACATCTCGTCAGTATTTACCGTTTTGTTCGTATCTGCAAGATTTTGATAATCCTGCTTCGTTAGGTTCGATTTCGTGATATCTCTAACGTCAAACCCTAGTTGGTGCTCTACTGCGTAGTCCTTTAGTTCCTTGAGAAATGCGTACCATTCGTCCCTGCTATCTTCGTCAATTTTGTTGACAAGATCTCTGTTATAGTAAACTTTCATGTTCTCACCATCTGCTAGACTGATGCTTACTGAACCAAAAGTGTCCGCATCCTCCTGGAATTCAAACTCAAAAAATACAGCGGTTTTTGGATCAGCCGTTGCCGCGCCATTTCCGTCGCCCAAACGGACATTAGTGAACTGTGATCTAATCTTGTTGAATAGGTCTACTGAGTTTTTTGGATTCATATAGCGTATTTATTATCCTGTGAACGATCCAAATATTGGCATTGGTGTGATCTCACTGGTCCTGTCAGTCCATTTTTCAAATATTTTTGGATCAAAATCTGCCAAAACCTTCATCATACGTGTCATTAAAAGGCAGGCACTCACTAGGTCGTCGTGCTGTCCGGGTTTGGCCTTGTAACTCAATCCACTTGCAACGAAATCCTTTAGTTCGGATACAAGCAGTTGTGAGTTTATTTTCATCTTTCCACTCTCAATGAGCTCTTTGAATTTTGTACAAGCGTCTATTTTAAACTTTGCAGTTGTGTTGAATCCTCTTCTAAATTTCCTCCTGTGTCCTTTTCTAATTGGTTCAGATAAGAACATTCCTTGTATGTTTTCTTCACCTATGTCCATAACTCTCATGAGCGCGGCTTCACCTATGGTGTTGTTTTCCATTGAATAAAATATTTGTGGAGTTGCTGTGGAGTCCTTTTCTAAAATTGTGTCGTGTATGTGCTTGTTGATGCCCTGTAAAATCCTAACTTGTTGATTCATGGGAGTGGTGTTGTGTTGCCATTCTCCCACTTGCTCAAATGTGGGCAGTTCGAACACCTGTATAGCGGCAAAGTCTCCACCCGTCCCCATGCTAGGGTCTAAGGAAACCATGTAGGTGTGTCCCGGAGTTGGCCTTTTGAACCAACGCACTTGCCCCGTGGTCTCCACTGGTGGCATGCCCTCCATGTCGGCCAAAGTTATACTGTTGATTAATGTCTCGTCAAAAATCAAGAACTCACATTCGTGTTCCCGTCTAAATCTTTCTTCACCGATCCTGGCTCTTTCTGCTTCTGCCCATGCCTCGTCTCTGTCTGGGTGTTCGTTCCAGTGCGCCTTCATGGCATAGAAGCCGTTGGTGCCCACTATCTTGTCGTTTCCATATTCATCAAATCGTTTGTTGGCCTCTTTCCATATCATGGCGAACTGGTCTTCGTCTGAGTTGGGAGTGCTTGTGATCATGCACTTACCACCTGTACTCAAAGTTGGCGACAGTGAAGTCCAAAACTCTTTGGCTTTCTCGGGTGGTTGCACGAACGCGAACTCATCACAATAGATCATTGTCAAGGACATACCCCGTCCTGTGTTCTCTGTTGTTGTGGTTGCCATTATCTTTGATCCGTTGTCGAACTCTATCGAGTTCCTGTTGTATTGGTTGACTCCGGCTTTGATCCAAGCCGGCAACATCTCATATGCATAACGCACCCTAGACATGATGTCTGATGCTCCTGCGTATTTGTGTGCGGCAATTAGTATCTGTGAATCTGGCTTGAACATGGCGTACCATATAAGATAGCCCGAGGCACAGGTTGTCTTGCCTGTCTGTCTGGGCAACATCGAAATACTGAATCTATGTGAATTGTATGCTTCGATCAATCTCTCCTGGTACGGATAAGGTTCAAAAGGCATTTCGCCTTTGGTAGGATGCTGGATCTTCATGAACTGTTTCATGAAATACAAAGGGCCTGTCTTCTCGTCCATGCACTTCTCAAGTTGTTCTACTTGTTCCTTTGAGTATTTGTGCCTTTTATTGGCCTTCTTAATTTGGTCTGAATCTAAACTTACGTATGCCATAACGTAGTATTTAATGTCGTAGAGTGTGGTAGAAAACTAACTTATTTTTTCTCTTTAGCCTCTTTGTCCTTGACGGCCTTCTTCATTGGCTCTTTCTTGTCACCATCTTTGTCCATGTCAAGGAAATCAGGTTTGGCGGCTTCTTGGTAAGCCTTCTTGAAATTTTGGTATTGTTCTCTCAGGCTGTTTGCTAGATCCTGTTCTGTGATCTGGTCTTCCTTGGCAACTGCCATTGGGTTGTCACCCGGATACTCTTTTCTGTGTTGAGATTTCTGTCTGTTCAGTCCACCTGAGTGTACATTTACAAGAGTGTCAACGTCATGAGTTTCTGGCTCACCTTTGTAACCATCAGGTGCGTTGGCAAATGTTTCTTCTGCTTTTTCATCCTCTGGTTTCTTTACGATGTCTCTCATTCTGGCCATGTCCATCGAACCTGTTGCGTCGTCATGGTCATGCTCTGGCTCGTCGTCCTGCGCACCGATCATTTTAGCGTCAACTGGTTTAACACCTGCAAGTTTAAGAATCTGCATCATCATGCCTGCTTCTTCTGGCGTGTCTGTTGAAATTTGTATTGCTTCTTTAACTGTTTCTTTCTTCATTTCTTTTTTGCCTTCCATTGGCTTTTCATTGTCTTCTGGGTCACCATTTATTGCATCGTAGAAACCTGCTAGGCTACTTCCGTGCTTTTCTAAAAATTCTTTTCTTGAAAGTTTTTCGGCCTCATCATGTAGGTAGTCTTTCATTCTGCTTTCGTCAACTTTGGGATTTGTTTTCTCCACGTTCTCCACAGCATCTTTAACTAATTCTGGTTTGGTCTCTGCGATTTCTTGTAACTTCTTTAATACGTCGATCATTTCCATAACTTATTTCCTCTTTGGATCTGGGTGTGGATTTGTTGATTTAGAAAGCGGACTGGGAGTACCCTGCTCTTCGTTGCTTTGAATGTTTGCTTTTTCTTTTGGTTGGTCTTTGTTCTCTTCTCTGTCTTTAAGTAATTCTTTTAGTAGGCTCATGTTGGCCTTGGCTGAATGGAAGTCTTCTGCATTAATTTTAGCCGAATCTGTGTATTCTAAATCCAATAATTTATTTTTGTATTCTGAATTTTTTGCTACCTGCATGTTATCTTGGTATTCCTCTGTTGGCTCGCCTGGTTTCCTGACAACGATGTGTGTCTGTGGCAAGTTCATATACACCCCTAAATATTCTTTTAATTCTCTTACTGATACTGGATAGTTTGTAGTCACATCAAAGATAGTAACTTCTTCGTTGCTCAGTTGTGGGAAATCAAGAGGCACAGTCATTATAGGTGTTTTCTTCCCTGATGACATGTTAGCAACGTCAAATTTTTGAAGTGCAGTTTCCATCTTGTTAGCGAAACCTTCTGGCAGTGCGCCCGCAACCTTTATTTTATAGTCATATGACTTTGTTGATTCCGTAAGGTATTGTGAGAATGTGCTCATATGCAATATTTAGTCTTTTTTCAGCAGTTTCTTCATCAATTCGTTTCGATCAGATATGACAAAACCCTCTGATTCTTCCACTGCTGTACCGTCTTTGTCGTTTTGATCTAGTTTTTGCTTTTTAAGTTGTAGTTCAATCATTTTGAGTTTTTTGTCAATTTTACCACTTTTTGCATCTATGGCGTTTCTAAGCATAGTGCTGGCAACTTCAAAGATTCGGCCTGAATAACGTGAGTCCACATTCATCCCCAAATCCATAAGATTCTTATAACTTTCTTCTGCCTCTATGGCCAGTTTGTCTAGTTCCAGATCACTTAATTCTCCAAGTCCTTTGACCTGTGGCAGTGCGGCCGCAACTTTGTCAAACTCTTTATAACTTTTTTCCAGATTTGCTTTTGTTTGTGGATCTAAATTTTTGTTTGCGGACGAACCGTTAGTTTCATTTAATGCTCTGTGTTTTTCTTTTTTATCAACTTCCTTGAATGCTTCTTTGACGTTTGGTAAATTAAGAATATCTTCTAGTTTTTTTGTCATGTGTATATTTACTTACGTTTGCCTTGATGGAACAACTGCTCTTCTGACACCACTCTGAAACCTATTCTTCTCTGCTTTGCATACGCCGACGCGGCCTCCCATTTGGCCTGATTAATCACGACTTGTTTCTTTTTACCCATGCTCCGTCCTGCCGATTCCATGTTTGTTTGCGACATTGGTTTTACTTCTATCATCTCGGCGTGTTTCTTTCCCGTCTTGTCAATGTACACGACAAAGAAGTCGGGCACGTAAACTGTGTACTTGCCTGTGAATGGATGCCTGTAAGGAATCTTGATTGACTCTGATGCCCATTGATAAACATTTGGATGTTCATCGCATAGGCGCATGAAAGCGTGTTCCCAACTGCTTCTATATGTTGGAGTCTTGATGCCAACATATTTTTCACCGTTCTTAGGTGAGAACTTTCCATTTGCGAATCTAGGAATCATTAATCTATTATATTTCTAGATACTGTTCCTGTTGTGTTGAGGGTCTGTCTTACTCCCAGCCTACTGGATTTGTACCTGTTGGCATTTAAAATTATTGTGATAAGTTCACTGAGCTTTGCAGGTGAGGCGTAGGTCAATTTGTCTAAAATTTCCTGAGGTTTTACACTATCAATCTTTGCCTGTGATAATATCACGTATGCTGTTGACTCTGCTGAAGTTCTTGTGAAACCTCTCTTAACGAAGAAGGCCACAGTGCTGTCGTACTCACCAACGTTGAACTGGTACTCTGTTTGGTAGTTTGTTGTCGTTAGTTTTTCGATTGTTTTGTCTAACTCGTTTTGTTGTTTTGGCGGTAAGTTTGTGTAAAATTCTGCCATTATAATCCTGCTTTCTCGACTGCGATCTCTACGTCTTGTGATGATCTTTCAATTTTTATGTATCCTTCGGTCACTAACTTTCTTACGTCTGTGATTGCCTTGTTTTCATACACTGTCTTGACGGTGTTTGAACTGCCGGCGTATTCCAGATCCGATTCTGCCACAGATAAGTCTTTTCGAGATCCTATGTCTTTGAAGTATATACTTGCGGCGATTTCATCTTTAACTTCTTGGTTGTTCGAAATTAGGTTAAAGGCCTCGTCCGCTGTCAAGAAGTTAACTGTGTCTAATGTTGGCGTAGTCACCACACTGTTGTTGCTGTTGTTTGTGTTGTCTGTGGTTCCTTTTGCTGAGGCCACTAGTGCAACAGTCGCCGCCGCGGCCGCAGTGCCCACTGCGAATCTGCCTACAGGATTCGTTATAGTGCCTGCCTGTTTTCCAACCTCCAGCACTCCTTTCTTGGCCAGCCCTTTTAGTTCCTCTTTTGCATCTTTCTTTTTAATTTTTTTGGCGTTTCTATATGTGTTTGATGCTGTGAGAATTGCTCCAAGCACATTTCCTTCACTTACATTTCTGATTACAGATCCAACACCGTCCACGATACCTCCAGGACCAAAAATACTGTTTGTACCTCCGCCTAACACTGTCAAAGGTGACGGTTCCTTGTCATAGTGTATGGTCGCGAATCCTGGAATTTCTCCTTTACCTATAGTGCCTGTCTGGTATATGACTGTTTCATAAAGTATTTGCATAGTGTTTGCTAAAACACCCTGTCCGTCAGCGGCATCCAGATTGTCGTGACTGAATGAGCCTATCTTTGGATTGACCAACGACATTGATGTGAAACGTTGTTTGTGTAACACAAAAATCTCAATGCCCCTCAGGTAAGGTTTTTTCCTTTGAGCCGGAGTATCCATACCAAATTTGTTTGTCCTTCTGGCACTTCCATATAGATAATAATCGTCTTTGGTCGCATCGATGCTCAGATCTGAATTCATTGACACAGAGTCTGCTATGTGGTACTCATAATATTTTTTCCAAAATGCATTGACTGTGTCTGCATGGTCGTCATGGAACGTGATGTTCACAGGTTCGTACGCTATCCTCGTTGCCAGGTACATCTTCTTGTTGTACTGCGTTTTCTCCTCCACGCTCATGTCGAACTTTGGTAGGTCACAGGCCTTTACCAGCATGTTGAGTTCAAACTTTTCACTCTGGCTGAATGCTGTCGCAAACAGGCTCTCATCTGTGTCGAAAACCACGTGGAACAGGAACTTTTGCTTCGGCATCAATTTATGATTGTTATCAATGTACAATCTTGATGCGTGCCTGTAGTCCTTCATTCCGGGAAGGTTGTCTTGGAAGCCCTGTAAAAAATTATTGATGCTTGGCATATGGATATTTATGGCCACAAAAAAAGCGCCTTTAAAGACGCTTTCTTTGTTTATAATTGCTGATCTAAATTGTATTAACCACCAGTACTCAATGTACCCACAGTTCTCGCCACCGCTGAACCTATACCAGTACCTTGAGGAGTTTGGATACAGTTGTCGTATCTTACTGACATCGTGATAGTTGCTGGATCTGAAGTTGCGTATGCTAGTGTGTTGTAGTTAACGTTCTCTACGTATGCACCGTATAACTCAAATGTTTCTAACACATTTGGTGCACTTGCGCCGTTACCACCGTCTAGCATTTCAATTCTAGCAGTAAATTTGTAATCAATACCTGATGCCGCCGAACTTTGCTCGAAGAAATCAAATTGTTTCTGGATCTGTTCGCCAACCAATTTAGTTACTGAATTGTTTACATCATCTCTTAAATTAATTGTAATTGGTTCCCAAGTATGTTTACCTGCAACATATACTTTAGAGTTGTAAACATCTAATGTAACGTTGTCAAAAGTAAGATTTGGTCTTGTAATATCAATTACTTGTTTTGTAAGTTCTGATCTTGGTGTTGATACTCCAAAATTCTCCAGGATCGCTCTGAAACGATACTGTAGTTTTGGCATCAATAAGCCTTGTGATGCTGAACTCTGATCGTTTGCTAAAGGTACTGTGAATTTTGATAAAGTTGATATTGCCATCTGTTTCTCCTATTTATTCCAAAATTAGTTCCCTAAATTTGCAATCTCCCCTGTGTTTTTGATTCTTAATGGTATGTAGATAAATTCAACCGATTTCACAGGTTCAATCGCTATGTCCACATAAAGTTCATTTCTGTCTATCCTTGTAGGTGTGTTGTTTGTGTCATCACAAACTACTAGGAAGTCATACAACGCTCTTTGTCCAACTAGTTCTAACAAGAATGACTCGATCGATTGTTTGATCTCGTTCCTTGTCAACTCATCATTTGGTTCGAAAATAAACGGTTTAGCAATTGAATCCAATTGTGTTCTTAGATACACTGCTAGTCTTGATACGTTGATTCTGTCTAAGGCAGAACTAGCCGATGTTTTAGTCAAGTTTCCAAAGTTCACAATACCTGCTCCTGAGAAGAAAGTTATTGGATTGATCTTCACTTCGTGCATTGAATCTCTTACAGATTCAGTCACAGAGATCGTTTCGAACTCTCCACTTGCTGAGTCAATGTAACCAACTGAAGTTGCGTTGTCCACAACACCTCTTCTTGTACCTGCTGGTGCAAACCATGGGAAAGCAACGTTGTCGTTGTTTGCCAGTGTTCTCATCATCATGTGTGATGCCGGAACAACAATTGATTTACCTGTATTGTCTGTTGTCAGACCCGATGGATAAAATACTCCAAGGTAATCACTTGCGCTTACTAGTCCGTCCTCACCGTTGTCTGTGGCACCCGCTGTGTTGTTGGCCCAGCTCTGTATAGACGTCGCTGTGCCTTCTAGTCTTAAAGGTGTGTCACCAACAACAAACGCTGTGTTGTTTCTGTCTGTGTTTAGGTTAATCATGTTTGAAATCGCTTCTGGGTAACCAGGACAAGCAATCACGTTGAAACCTCTTTGGTCTTCCCTTATCGCTTGGTTTGTGTCGATCTCAGATTTAATTTGTTCAACTATGACTTTTCGCTGAGACTTTCTACCAAATGATCCTGATCCGTCGGCATTGTTGTTCGATTTTGTTATCCATCTGTCTGGGTAGTAACTAGATACGCTCTCGTTGTTGTATCTTGGGTTACCCAAACCAGAAGAACCTGATCCAGGATATTTGCTTGTTGTGATGTAACTGTTTTTGTATTCTTTAACATTGTAACCACTTCTTCTAGTGTTCCATAGCAAGATACCTTGAGGGTATAAAGCCGGATTTGGTGCATCTGGATCTAGGAAGTCATCACTCAAAAGATTTTTGATTGAACTGAAAGCACCTGCTCCTGTGTTTCCTTCTGCCCGCTTCTCGCTTGAAGTGTGTGATCTTGCGTCGGCAAAAACAACACCATCTTCTGTTGTTTGGTCTGCCTTGTCAACAAGTTCCCAAGCCGCTCCTGACGTAGTCACTGCAACTTGGTTGGCTGTGTTTGTAGAGCTCAATGTTGCAGAAGTGTTGTATTTGTAAAGTTTTGGATAGTTTTCCAAGTCACTTGTATCAATCCATAAGTCGTTGTTCACAAGTGCTGTTCCATCTGACTGGGTAGTTGGTGCTGTTGCACTGAACTGTGGTCCATTTGGATCGGTTGTAGCGTAAACTTCTCTGTAACCTTTCCAAGTTGTTCCGTTGTGCGTCATGATGTCTGCTTCGTCTATTGTGGTGCTGTACCATAATGTACCGTCTGCTGGCTCATTAGTTGGTGCACTTGAAGATGCAGTGTAGCTCAAACGTTTCCAGTTGGAAGCAACAACTTCATTTCCTGTTGTTGAATCTTCAGAGTCGCCTGTTGGTGCAACGTACAAGTTGTCGATCTTTGTAGTGCTGTTAGTCTCGTATCCACCGTAATCGTGTGCTTGTGATACACCCAAACCAGCATCTCCCAAAGGATCTCCCGATATGTTGTTCATTCTGAATTCACCACCCAATTTGTGTTTTATCTGGATTGCACCTTTGTACTCTCCTGATGAAACAATAGATGCTTCAAGATTCGTGAAACCTGCGGCTGTGAATGCAGTGACGAAGTCCTCGTTGTCAGCCAAGGTAGATCCATCACCTGATTGTATTGTAACTCTTTTCGCCGTCGCTAACGATGAACTGTTCTTAACTGATTCTTGAACATCAAAAGTCTCGTTATGAGTGAAACTTGGTTGTGTAGTTTTGGACTGGATTACTGTTTCTCCGCCCTCGTATCTGAAAAGTTGGAAGTCACCCTGCTCTCTTGTGTCATCCTGAGCACTTACAGGGTCATTGTTTTCAGTCACGTTGAATTGTGTGTACACTGTACCCACTGTGATTGCTGTACCACCTGTTGAAGGATCTAGGTTGTAGATCGCAGTCTGATGGTTTGCGTAAAGTGGCGCACTTACAGTTGAAAAACTTGCATTTGCCGAGCTGTAAAGTTTAGCAACAATGTTTGCACCTGAGTTGGCGCTTGTTGTCTTGAACCAAACTGAACCGTTGGGTCTGTCCTCGTCTGCTGTTTTCCAAGTTGGTCTTGACGTGTGAGCCGCTTGAAAAAATTTAGCACCGTTGTATGTGCCTGCTGTGATTCCTAGTTCAGCAAGTACACCGTTGCCCTCTTCGAACCTGATAGTGTTGTTGCCTGCTGTAGAGTCACCAGTCCTTACACCATTGTGGAAGATTTCTAAAGCACTTGTTGTGCTGTTGATCGATGCTGTAACTCCCGGAGAGTTTGCAGTGTTGATAGCATCTCTCACGTCTGTTAGAGCGACACCGCCAGGTGTCACTGTGGTCCCGTTGATTGTGAAAGTGTTACCACTAGTTACTGTAGTGCCTGACGCAACCGAAACGATAGGATGAGAACTGTGCCATCCCGGAGTTCCGAGTTGTTTCCATTCGTTGCTGGCGTTTTTGTAATAGATTTTGTTTGTTACATGAGTTGTGTTGATGGCGTAGTCTCCTATTGATCCCACTGATGTCTTTGGAGCACCAGTCGTTGCGTTACCTACCAGGTCAGTACGTGATGTGATCAAGATTGGAGTTTTTGCCGTGAATTTCTGATCTGTCTGAGACCACTCAAAGATGCCATAATTGCTTGATGCAAGGTCAAACCAGTATGTGCCATCTGTTGGGTTCGCTGTTGGAGCCGTTGCACTTCCGATCAATTCCGACGTGTCAACATTTGTTCTTAACACGTATGCTCTGTTGGCAACGCCCAAGAAACTGTATGCCGCTTGTAGTCCCCACTCATTTAATTCATATCCATGTAATGGGTTGCCTGAAGCGTCTGTGTAGAATTTTGGATCTCCAAAAGTCTCTGTCAATTCTCTCTGTGATGAAATCAGGTATGCTGTATTGGCGTTAGCAGATTGTGTTCCTGCCGCTGTGCCGTCTCCTGCACCGTTTGCCTTGTCCTTTGATGATGCTACTATGAATAGTGGTGTAGTACCCGCATCTGATGGTACGTAGAAACTTTCGTTTATTACTGAAACTTCTACTCCTGGTGATGTTAAAGCCATTTTTCGTATTCTCCTTGCAAGTGTTACGTATATACTAGAGTTATTTATTCAATCATACGGTTTTTACGACAAAATTTACCATTTAACAGGTGCCTATATAGGCGACGTAAATATAGCATATGAGCGATAACCTTAGACCGTTGTGTGAACAGTGCAAGTCCAAACCTAAAGCATATGCGTACCGTCGTTATGGTAAAGTTTATTGGAGGAGACTATGTGATTCGTGCAATCGTAAAAAGGCAGGCAAGAGGATTGGTGGCATCACAGCACTGCAAAGGTCTGGTTACAAAAAAGCCAGGAAATGTGAGTTGTGTGGTTTCAGGGCCACAGAATCAACCCAGTTGGATGTGTTGTTTATTGATGGGAATCTGCGTAATACCAACGCTTCTAACTTAAAAACAGTTTGTGCCAATTGCCAAAGGTTGAGTGGAACCCGAAGGCTTGGATGGCGCATGGGTGATCTTGTTGCTGACGATTAGGTCATCTACTTTTTTGTATAGTTCTTCTAATGATCCGTTATTTTCAATGGTGAAATCAAAATCAGACCTTGCCCAAACATACTCAGATGAATGCACACCCTGTGGTACTATATTGCCTTCCACGTAATTTGTGAACCATTCTGGATCGTTACCTTTCTTTACACGTATTATCTTGCCGCCACGTGCTCTGATCTGATCAATCTCATTAGGAAATCTTGTGTCAGATATCACAGTGGGTTTGCCGTCATATCTGCCCAGGCAACTGTCCACCCATATTGCGTCATACATCTGACCTCTCATGACTTCTGTGCCAAAATGTTGCAGAACCCAGCGCGGAGTCACGTCCTTGCCAAACTGTTGGCTCCAAAAAGCATCAGGTTTTTCACGCCATTCTCTGCTTTCTTTTGTACTTCCTTCCAACATTTCTCTGTTCCAATTGAACATGGCCGCGACAGCGTCCTTGAGACTTTTCGCAAAACTGTCCCTTCTGTAGCCATGCTTGTCCACCAGCCTTTGTGCGGCGGTGTCTTTACCAGAACCAATTAGTCCTACAATTCCTATAAGCATATTTAGATTATACTATTTTTTTAGACGTCTTTCAATCTCTTTTTTGGCTTCCTGTACAGTGGCCAATATTGTTTTACGAAAATCTTTTTTACCTTTTTTGAGAGCGAGTAGGCTCATATTTTCAAGGTCTGTAACAACGACTTCCAGTTCGTCTATGCTGAGGTCAGAGTATCTTCTATATCTGGAATCTGTCATTTCGCTATTATTTAATTTTAAGAATGTTGGTATTAACCAATAACAAAACTGTGAGGTGTTCCGCCCTCTTGGAAGTTGCCTATCTCTTGGTCAAGTCTTTCCATTTCTGTCATGCCCTGCTGTTTAAGTTCAGCACCGTTCAGGGTGGTACCACCTTGTGGACCTGCTATGGTGTTGAACTTGCCTCTGGCCTCGCCTAGCATGGTTTTGCACACAGCAAGTGTGTAATCTCTGATCCAAGGCTTTGCGTATATGTCTTTGAACAATGTTATGTCTGGTCTGTAGTTGTCTGTGTGCATAAGCACAGTTTCGTTGTCTGCTCTTGGCCTTTGTGTGATAGTCAATTTTTTAGTGGCGTTGTCATAATGGAACTGTATGAAACTACCGAACAATTTTCCAACAAGTTCTTGATAACTTGCAAAGGCATAATAAGTGGCAAGGCCTCCGGTGGCTCCTGCTCTCAGTAGATAGGTGTTTGTGTAGGCAAGGTTGAATGGCTCGAAAAGTGTGCCACCTTCACCGCCCTCTGTACGTGAACCAACAGTCCTACGATTCAAGTTTCTCACGTTGATTACTTCATCTGGTAGAATGTAGGAATTTTGGTTCTTTTTAAGTTCCAAGAAAGCATATGATTCTTCAACTGCGTTTGAAGATCTCTGTCTGTATCTGTTTGTGGCTCTTTCTAGGGCCGTCTGGTAGTGTTTTGGGTCTAATTCAACATCGATCATGCCCTCACCGAGGTTATTTTTCACATAATCAAATATCTCTTGTTGACCTGTTTGAAGTTCTGACATACTCATATTTATTGCCTTTGCCTGCACAATAAATATGTGTGATATGCCAAGATTATCCATTTTCAAGCCAGAAAAGGGCAACGACTACAAGTTCTTCGATCGTAACATCCGTGAGATGTTCACGGTGGGCGGAACAGACCTACACTTCCACAAATACCTGGGGCCGTACGATCAGGGGTCAACAAACAAGGATGGCCCAGCGACTCCAACTCAGCCACAGTATTCTGGTGATAGTCTCAATGAAAGAACAATACAGGATTTGTTGTTTTTAGAAAACAGAGACAGGAAATATGATGCTGACATTTACACGATAAGAGGCATATACAATGTTCAAGATGTCGACTTTAACCTCAGCCAGTTTGGAATGTTCTTACAGAACGACACATTGTTCTTGACCGTGCATCTCAATGACAGTGTTGAGAGATTAGGCAGGAAACCAATGAGTGGAGATGTCATAGAGTTCCCTCACATGAAGGAAGATTATAGCCTAGACGAATCAATACCTATTGCGTTGAAAAGGTATTACGTAATAGAAGACGTCAACAGGGCCGCGGAAGGATTTTCGCAGACATGGTGGCCTCATCTTTTGAGATTAAAATTGAAATCATTAGTGGATTCACAAGAATACAGAGACATACTAGGTGATGCAACAGCCACGGGATCTTTGGCTAGTTATATGTCGACTTACAACAGAGAGAAAACAATATCGGACCAAGTTCTGAAACAGGCAGAAGAGGATTCACCAAAAGCAGGTTTCAATTACAAACAGTACTATGTGGCACCTATAGATGAAAGAGGAAATATACGAACAGACAATGTAAACACCGAAGAGGACAGAGCAAGTAGTGACCAGACTGTGAATGCTGTGATTGACACGCCCGCTAGTTCACACTACGGATTTTACCTGGACGGAGACGGAGTTGCACCAAACGGCAATCCTGCGGGTTTTGGTATAACATTTCCGACGTCGGGTGTGGACAAAGGAGATTATTTCTTGAGGACAGATTATCTACCAAATAGGCTTTTTAGGTATGATGGCAACAGATGGGTAAAAATTGAAGATTCTGTGCGAATAACCACATCAAACACCGACACTAGATCAACGCAAAAAACTGGATTTGTAAACAACGCCGAGAGCGATACCATAAACGGCCTCACAGTGGATCAAAGGCAATCGCTTGAAGAAGCACTTAAACCAAAGGCTGACAATTAATGTTACACTTTTATTCAGGACAGGTAAGAAGATTTTTGACACAATTCATGAGGGTGTTGAACAATTTCAGTGTTGAAACAGGAAAAGGGAGTGACAATCGTGTTGCACTGAGGCCGGTTCCGGTTGTATACGGAGACCCTACAAGGCAAGTGGCTAATCTAATTAGAAATAACAGCGAGAACGCTCTGAACTATGCACCAAAAATAGCGTGTTACATCAGAGAACTCAACTATGACAGAGAAAGGATGCAAAATCCATACCACGTGGAAAAACAGCACCTCAAAGAAAGAGATGTTTTAGAAGACGGAACATACAGTAATAGATTGGGTGCTGGCTACACTGTCGAGAAAGTGATGCCATCACCATTCAGATTAGAGGTCACTGCTGACATCTATAGTTCAAACACCGATCAAAAATTACAAATTTTGGAACAAATTCTGTACCTGTTCAATCCAGATTTCGAAATACAGAAATCGGACAACTACATCGATTGGACCAGTCTTAGTTACGTGGAATTGACGGGCATTACTTTTAGTTCGAGAACAATACCTGTAGGTGCTGACACAGAGATAGACGTAGCAACAATGACTTTCAGCATGCCAATTTGGTTGTCACCTCCTGTCAAAGTCAAAAAACTTGGTGTTGTGCAGAAAATAATCATGAGCATTTATGATGACGACGGTGGCATCAACAAAGGATTAATAAGTGGACCTCTCCTTTCACAAAGTTTTGTTACCCCTAACAATTTTGGGTTACTGGTCACAGGTAACCAGTTAAGGTTATTGGGCACAACAGGTACTTCGGTCAAGTCTGGAGGCGATGGCTTCCACACCGGTGCGAATGCTGATACTTTTGCAGATCCATTCCAAACTTTTGGTCCACCGGTGAACTGGAAAGTTTTACTAGACCAGTATGGCAAGGTACGCAACGGAACTAGTCAAATAAGGTTAACTCAAGAAAACGGTAATGAGGTGATAGGTACAATAGCGACATCATCTTTGGACGACACTATCTTGCTTTACACAATAGATTCAGACACTATACCATCAAACACTATAACTCCTTCTGTAACCAAAATAATTAATCCATTAACATTTGATCCAGGTGCAACACCAATAAACGGCACTAGGTATCTAATAACGGAAGACATAGGAGATCCATCAAAACGTGTTGGTAAGACGGCGGCGGAAACCACTGAACAAGCATCTGATACAGACACAACCGCTGACGAATCCTACTTCTTTTCTGCAAGGTGGAAACATGCTCCAGCAAGTAAAAATGATATCATTGAGTATGATTCTACCAATGATGAGTGGGACGTTGTATGGGACGCATCGAACCCTGACTCCACATTGGCCTATGTGACCAACCTTAACACAGGTATCCAGTACAAGTTTACAAATGGCACCTGGGTAAAAAGTTATGAAGGTATCTATACTGCTGGTAAATGGACCATCGTGCTTGACGGTGGTGCAACAGCGTATGATTCAGACACAGACGCAACTACTCCTTGATAATTCCAAACATAAGTGTTATAATAAATTATGAAAGAAAACATTGTTTGCTCTGGAGCACTTTTCTATAGCACTGCTACCAAGCGTTTTTTGTTCCTACAGAGAACTGACAAGAAGACACAGGGCACTTGGGGACTAGTGGGCGGACAAGCAAGGTATACAGAATCCGCGTTTGAAGGGTTGAAGCGGGAGATAGCGGAAGAAGTGGGCGACACACCCAGATTTAAAAAGATAATCCCTCTAGAAATGTTCACATCTAACGATCAGAAATTTTTCTTCCACACATACTTGATTGCCATAGAATCAGAATTCATACCAAAACTTAATGCGGAACACTCCGGCTACTGCTGGTGTGCGTTTGAATGTTGGCCCAAGAACCTGCACATGGGTCTAAAAAATACACTCAACAATAAAAGTATAAAAGGTAAGTTGCAGACTATACTAGATCTTATAGTTTAACCAGCACTAATTTTCAAGGTACCTGAACTGTTCCAAAGTTGCCCTGCAACCCCCGGATCACTTGTAGGTAGGTTGGTCATTTTCACAACAGTATTTGAAAAAGTTTTGGCGCCCGAAATGGTCTGTGTGGTAGACACTAGAACTTGTTCGCTTGTTGACGCACCCGCCGATGCCCTTAATAAATTGACTCTGTATGCATTGACAGTTGTACTTGCACCTGACGTGCTTGCCGACGACACTGTGACAGTTGATCCGGTCAAAGATGCTGTGAATGTCAGTTGGTCTGAGCCTTTTGTGGACACGATGGGTCCTGATGATACATATGCGTCAGAACCGTCTGACACCACAAATACTTCTGAGATACTTGCCGCACTTTCTGAAGAACTGTTTCCTACAACAACATAGTGAGCACCATTGGCACTGTCTGTGGAGAAAGTGTCCATTGTGGTAGCACTGCTTGAAGTAGTGGTCTGTCCAACAGTCTTCGTGTTTGTACTGGAAGCATCAGATTCTGAATCTCCAAGCAACACCCTGTACATCTTGACTGCAGTGTTTGGTTCATTGGCACTTGCCCTCAATCTCACATTAGAACCACTGATGTCTGCTGTTAAACTTATCAGTTCATTGCTTCCTGTGAAGTTACTGTTGTATGTTGTGATGAATGCATCACTGCCGTTGTGTACGACCAAACACTCTATGTTGTGCAATTCTGTCTTGCCAGTGTTATTGGCACTTATGTAGTATTTCGCACCTCTGTACGTTCCGTGTGCCCAAGTGTCCAAATTTTCAACAGCACTGTCAACATCTGTGTTGATGATGGTAGCAGTGTTTCCTGAGCTTGATGCAGATGTATTGTCTCCTAACCCTATCTTGAAAAATTTAATAGAGTTTACTGCCGCTGTACCTGTACCTTTTAATCTTACAGTGCCTGAATTGATATCTGCAGTGAACGTCAGTTGATCGTTTGTGCCTTGTTGTACTCCGCCACCCGCCGAAACGAATGCGTCTGAGTCGTTGTGGACTAAACTTATTTGCACTGTTGCAAGTTCATCGTTAATTTCATCTTTCATCACACCAAGATAGAACGCACTATCAAAAGTACCTGTGGTGAATGTGTCGATGTTGGTTGCCGAAGTTCCTATTGATGTTTGCTCTCCTGTGCTGGTATCACTTGATTCTGATACCGAAGCCTGCGTGGCTATGTTTGTCCAGCCTGTTGTGTCGTATCTCTCGTATGTGTCCGTTGATGTGTTGTACCTTATCATACCAGTGACACTACTGCTAGGTCTTGCCGCTGTTGTACCTTTAGGTAGTGTTATAGCACCCGGTTCCAGTTTAAGATTGTTGTGCGTGATGTAGAGATCATCTGAAGTCTGTCCGCTGGCCCTGTAGATGTTGTCGGCCTCCATCGCCAGTCTTGCGAAATATATTTTGGTGTTTGGGTTACAACTCGCACGCAGTCTCGCCTTGCCGCTTGATACATCGGCTGTGAATGTTGCCAAATTGTTGTTTGCTGTCAACACGAAACTTTCAGATATTGTGGCATCCGTGCCGGCATCGTTCACGGTCATCGTGACCTCTGAGTTCTGATACTCTGATCCAGACTCCATCGCGATGAAATATCTGGCCGCCTTGTATTTGAATACGTCAAAAGAGTCAACTGTTTCAACAGTTGAATCTATATCACCCTTGACACCGTACAGGAAGTTGTCAAACTCTCCAAGTTTTGTTTTAGATCCGAGATCCTGTCTGTACAGTATCGCTGTACCTGTTGTGTTACCACCTGACGCTGAACTTAATGTTACAGTCGCTCCTGATATCGATGCACTCAGTGTGTGTAACGGCGTACCCCTGCTGGACACAAGAGCATAGTCATCATGATAAACTGTTGTGCCGTCGTGTGTTAGACTGGCCTCACTTATCTGGTAGTCGCCTGCCGTGTCATCCTTGATCAGGATCACGTACTTGGCACCTCTGATATCTGTCTTGGTGAATTGGTCTAATGTCGTTGCGCTAGAAGTGATGCTTGTTGTTGTGCTTATTATTTTTGAATTTGTGTTGGCAACAGTCTCGTGGTGATCACCCAATGCTATCCTGTATATCCTCAGGTTGGTGTGTGATGATGTGTTCGTAGCCGCCGACAGTTGAACCATGTCTCCGGATATGGCCACCGTGAAATCTGCTATGCGGGTTGAATCCTCATTGATGTTGTACGTGGAAACGTAAGGAGTGGAATCATCATGCACTATCGAAACTTTAAGGTGTCCCACGAATCCGTTGTCTTGGTCCTCCATGACCACGTCATAGATGGCACCTCTGTATTCCGTGATGTCGAATTCGTCTATCACAGCAGATGTTGTTCCGAGTTTGTAGTAGTTGAATTGTTTGACCGCTGTGTTGTTTCCGCCACCGCCACCTGATGATTCAGAGAATGAAAGGTTGCCCGATCCGTCTGTTGTCAGCACCTGTCCGTTGCTTCCGTCTGCGGTCGGATAACTCAAGCCATCCGCTATAAGTGATCCTGTGATTGTGGCATCGCCCGCAACTGTTAATGATGTGCTGTTTAGTAGTTGTAAGGAATCCGATCTCAGTCTCGCAGTGATAACATTTGACCCTGCCTTCCTGTTGGCGAATTCTATGATACCGTCTTCTGAGCCATCTGATGCGTCCTGTATCTTACCTGTGATCTTGGCATACACGACTTCCTGGTCCGCGTCATTCTCACCTTTAAATTTAAGTTGTCCCAGATAGTCGGCGTCCGCTGGTGATCCCGAATTCCTTTTAAGTGTTATAACAGGGCCTGCACTGCTTGACGCTTCTGTTGTAGTGATAAGGAAACTGTCATCGGTCGATGTGTTGGTTATGTCCAGTGACGCCAAACCTGTCAGGCCTGACGCTGTGATTGTGCCGTTTACGTGTAGTGCTGTTGATGGTTCTGAAGTACCAATACCCACGCGACTGTTTGTTACGTCGAGATACAGTAGGTTTGTTTCAAATGCAAGGTCGACTCCATTCCTAGTCAGATTGGACTTTAGGACCGACCCCGATATACGACCAATGGCCATACTCGTGTACTCCTTCTATATAATGTTAGTAGAGCATATGCCCTACACAGCCTGATATCATTGCCGGCTGAGCCACAGTAACAGTATTTATTCGTTCAAAAAAAAAGGGCGACCCGAAAGCCGCCCTTTGTATTCTACTAAAAAGTATGAATATTTATTAGTTGTTGGTTCTCACCGCACAGTTTACCAATTTGATACCTGCGTCTGTTGAACTTTCTAATGCTCTACCAATAACGTGGAAAGGAGAGATTGTCTCCCCTGCCGCTACTGCTCTAGCACAACCTTTTACGCTTGAAGTAACCAGTCTTTGACCTTTTGTCACAGCACCTGTAACTCTAACCGGAGTTCTACCAGTCATTGCCACATATGGGTGTGATTCGTTGTTACCTGCCGCCGCGTTCATGGCGTATGCTGGCATGTCAGAGATAACACCAAAAACGTTCTCAGATAGGTCTGATGTTGTTTCTGTGATTTCTGCTGTGCCGCCCACTTCCACAACTGCGCCTGCTGTCATTGGAGCGTCTGCTTCGAAACGCTCGGCAACGTCCGCGTACTGTGCCGAAGTTGATGTTGCGTGTATCACGTTGGCCCTGATGTCAACTAGTGAATCAGATCCAGGACCAGATTCATCACCTCTTGGTGCTTTGAATGCCGTCCAGGCACCGCCTGCGTTACCGTGGATAGTTGTACCGTCATCTGCGAAACTTTCATCCCATGCCCAATAAAGAGCCTGTTCTGTTGCATTTGAACCTTCACCCCTACTAACTCTTACACCTGATATTGTAGGCATGCCTGCGTTTGATGATACGTTCCTGTTGACCTCTATGATGTTGTCTTCAACTGAAAGTGTTGCTGTGTTAACGATTGTTTCTGTACCGTCTACTGTTAAATTTCCGTGTACCCTCACACCCGCGTCTGTCACAGTCAATTCGGTGTTTCCCGATGCTGTTACAACCAATGATGTTGAGTTTACCGTTGCGTTGGTCGTACCAGATGTTATAGCAGTTGTTGATACTGTCGCTATCTGGTCGTCTACATATTTTTTGTTTGCCGAGTCACCGTCACTTGATGGTGCATCGGTTGACATACCTGTGATCTTGTTGGTGGATGCACTAATTGTGATGTCACCTACAGATATACCGTTGTTTACTCTAAAGTTACGTGTTGTCATAGTTCCATGTTTCCCTTATGATTTGTTGTTTTAAAATTAAGTCGTAAAAAAAACGCCCTAACAGTTGTATTTACCATTAGGGCGTTTAGAATTATCGTTAGGGTCTTAGTTTTGCCTATTACACCGCCATTAGTGAATACTGCACCTTGGCCGCTGTCTGACCACCTGTTGATGTGGCCTTGACGTTCACTGTGTTCGAACCATCATGCTCGAAAGTGATTGTAGCCAGGTCAGTAGAACCTGTGTTTGTCACACCGTATACGTTACCATAAGCCGTTGAGCCGTCATGTACAACGTGGGCCTTGATAACCGCGTACTCTGTGTTCGCAGTGTCAGTCAGCCCTATGAATAACTCCGCACCTCTGTAAGAAGCGGCGTTGAAACTCATGATAGTTGTCGCAGTCGATGTGAAGTTCACCGAACTTGTCTCGGTTCTAGCAATACCACCTGTCACTAGTGAAGTGCCGTCTGCACCTGTGATCGCAAATATTCTAGCACCGTTGTGTGGGGCAGAAGTAAATGTGATGTTAGTGCCTGACACTGAGTAGTTCTCAGTTGGTTCCTGGTACACGTTGTCGATGTAAACGAAAACGTTGTTAGCACTCTCAGGTGCTGAACTGAAGAAACCTGAGAAAGTTGTAGTGGATCCGTCACCTGTGGTTGATTCCTTAGTGAATGTTGGAGTTGATCCAGCGATCGCGAACTCGACGAAAGTTGAACCATCTGAACATCCTTCGTATTTTCCTGTTGTTGTGTTGAACCTTATGATACCGTTTGCCGCCGTAGGTCTCTGAGCAGTTGTACCATTTGGTACCCTGATAGCGTCAGTTGACGAACCTGCGTCAAGGTCATATGCTGGAGACGATGTTCTGATACCCACGTGGTCCTCAGAACCGTCTACGAATAGTGCGTGTGTGTCGCCGTTTGATTCAACTCTGAAGTCAACACTTGCTGAACTCTCGTTGATCGTAACGTTACCACCGTCTAACTCAACGTTGCCTGATGCTGTCAAAGTTGTAACAGTCGCCGCCGCCGCTGTGTTTGATCCTAAGATACCGTCGATGTCCGTACAAGTTATGTCACCTGCTCTAATGTTCGCGTATGAATCAATTGTTACGTTACCTGCTGTTGTTCCATCCTCACCTGATGTCACTGCAAACGCGAATTGGTCTGCTGATTCATCCCATAAGAATGACACGTTGTCGTCTGATCCTCTGTTGAAGAATAGACCTTGGTCGAACGTGTTGGCCGCTCCACCTGAGTTGTTCTTCGCCAATGTTAAAAGCGGATCTTCAATCACTAATGTTTGTGAATCGATAGTTGTTGTCGTACCGTTTACAGTCAAGTTACCTGTCACTTCCATGTTTGAACTTACAGCAACTTTACCTGTTCCATTTGGAGTTAAAGTGATGTCACCGTTTGTGACCAAACCTGTAATTGTTGATGCTGTGTTTGAAAGTTGTGTTACACCCAACTGAGTAGAAGCAGTCCTGAATATAGCAGTCTGGTTTCCTTCTGTTGTTAGGTGGATCTCGTCCACATCCGAACTTGGTTCTACGTTCACTGACGTATCCTCGTCAGCGTCTTTAAGCTCTGAACCTGATGCCAGGTTGGCCCAAGCACCACTGGCGTAACCTTCGATGGTTGCGGTAGTCGAGTTGTATCTTAAGTCACCGTTTGCCGGTGATCCCGGTCTCTGTGCTGTGTTTCCTGACGGTAATCTTAAAGCGTCTGTAGCCGAAACGTGTAAAGTCACTGCCGGTGAGGCTGTACCAACACCAACTCTTGAGTTACTAACGTCTAGGGCTAATAAATTTGTTTCGAACGTTAAGTCTGTACCCGATCTAGCCAGGTTGGCACTTAACATTTGTCCTGTTATACGTCCTATTGCCATTTTGTTTTCCCCTTATCGATAATATTTGTTTTGCAAAACTATTGATATTTACCGCATTACACTGTATAATGGGTGTTAAATACCGACAATCACGATGAAAAAACACGACTATATCACAATTTTGGGCACGAACTCCATAAAAATGTCACCACAGGAATTGCGCGAATACGGGCCGGTTATCAGTGTCACTAATAAAAAACTGAATTTTAAACACATCGACTACGTCTGGACCAGACAAGAACCAGATCTTCTTTGGTTTCTGCAACAGAGACCTTCACCGGTAGAATGTGTGACAACGCCAGATCTTTACAAAAAATATGTGTTTTATGACAAGGTGCACAGTTTTCCGCCAATATCACCGCAGTTTAATCTCACATTAGATGTAAACACAGACGATCAAACACTGACGTTGCTGTCAGCGATCGGACTGGCTAACAAGAGCGTGATGTTAGTGGGTTACAACATCCAAAATCCCAAGGTGTTGAAAGATCTTAGATCTATAATAATGTTACACCCAACGTTAAAATTTTACTTCCTGTGCAATCCACCAAAGACCAAGCAACTGGACTACTGTTCAAATGCAGAGTGTGTGCTGTTCAAGGACATGGAGCAATTGAAACAATGACGGATAACCTAAATTATATAGTCAAAGTAAAATGGCCACCTCACTGCAAGAACAGAGATTTGAAAATACTCAAGGACAGGCCGGACATAGTGCAGACCATGAACGGATTGAGAAGCAAAATTGAAAACTTTTGTAAAGCGTCATGCAGTGATTTGTTTAAGATCAGCGACGAGTATGACATGCAAGGGTTTAACGTTGGCTTCACTTCGGGACCAGACGCCTACAATTTCATCCTTGAGCAGGCAACGATAGGATACGAAATTGAACGTTCAATCGGCCGTTACAACATCTTCTCGCAAAAGTACATAAAGCATAGATTGTTGTACACACCCAAGGGTATAGTAGTAGATTAATCAGCAAAGCCGTGCATGATAACGATACGTGCACCATCGTGTGGAGCCTCGATAGATGATCCATCACTACCACCAGTGAAGCTCATGGTGTCACCTGAGATGGTGTAGTTCTGCGTGGGCTCCTGCATCACGCCATCCACGTACACTATTATGTTGTTGGCCGCTGTGGGTGTGGTTGTCATTGTGAACTGCGTTGATGATCCATCACCAGTGAACACGTCTTTCGTTATGCTCGATGCCGCGGCCTCTGTACGCAACGCGGTATAGGTCGAACCGTCCAGGGAGACTTCATATTTGCCTGTTGTAGTATTAAAGCGTATGATACCTTCCTGCGCCGATGGTCTCTCCGCAGTTGTTCCTGTCGGAACGACCACACCCGTCGTCGTGTTGAAGTCGAACAATCCCGTCCCCTGTGTGGTGAACGTCATGTCCGCATTGGTCACTATGTTTCCTATATTGTTAGTGACGAATTCTGTGTTTCCTGTTGTAGTTGATAGGTTCTGTAGTCCTTTAGTGCCCGTGTATCTCGCACCTGATATGTACACCGACTTGCCCGTGAAGTCGATTCCATTAGGCAGATTAGTGCCTATGAAGTGTAGCACTCCAGACTGGTAGTCGAAGAACCATTCATCGTTGTTAGACGCACTTGAACCCACAGCAAAAACTTGTGAACCACCTGAAGCGGCATTGCCGGCATCACTGGCAGTGTGTATGTAAACTTTTGCTTGATACGTGGATCCAATCTCGGGTGGTATCCAGTCCGTGACTCCAGTTTTCCATGTCCTGTTGGCCGCCGCCGTGTTATCGTTTGTGGTTTCAATTGGGTTCGTGGTTGGATAAACTGTAACAACTCCGGCACTGGATGCCGGCATCACTCCAGGAATGCTTGACGCTTGGTTCCATGTGTTGTCACCCCTTAGCAGTAAAGGTGAAGCAATGGCTTCGTTGGGTGCTTTCTTGGCCGCATTCGTGTCCGTTTTTGATACACCATATCCAAGTTTCTTCCAAAGATAATCTACTTTTTTTGCGTCTGTTATTGCCATTATTCAATACTCAGTGCTGTAACACTATCCCCTGATTCTAATTTTATCCTGATCAATATATTGTTGCCTGTGGCATTTGAAGCGTTTTGTGTACCTAGGTTCATTTCGAAAGTTTGATTCGAATAAGTTGTGTTATCAACGATCCTATCACCAGGTGATGAAGCACAACCATCGGAGCCATTACCGCCATTGCCTGTGTCCGAACCTGGGACTCCAGAACCTGCATAAGTTTCACTTGCAGTCAGCCAACCATTCAGTCCAGATGCAGAGTCTATATCAGTGCCTGGTGCGGCGATGAACACGCCTGACACTTTTCCAGATAGTCTTATTGTAAAGGTGTTCATTAAGGTTCTTCTGAAAGCAAAGTTGAAATACTGTGCACCTGACCTACCTGTGTTTAGGTCTGGTCCTGCAGGTAGGTAACCTGAGCTCAGGTCGGTTGTGAAGTGTTTTATCGTTCCAAATCTTGAAATCGCTTCATTGGTTCCTGCCACAGTGACTGCACCTGACCATGCGTGATCCGTGTAGTAGTTGGCATTTGAAGAATCATTTAGTGACGGTGTGTCACCTGACAGCGAACCAAATCCGCTTATCCTCACGGCGTCGTCATCGAAGCCGGCGCCTAAAGAATCTGATACAGTTATACCACCATCTTCTTTATCTAATAAAGTTGGTGTAGCGGTATACACTTGAATTTTTGTTGTGTCTTCGTCATAAGAACTTTCGTCCCCATTGGCGTTTCTACTTTTCGCACCAATTGTTTTGACTGTTTTTGTTGAACTTGGCCCAATTGGAAGCGTTAATGTACCTAACGTGTATGCTGAACTTACACCAACATCTGTGTTAGGTATTCCGCCCGTCAACATACTACTTGCGCCATCAATCTGTGCATATGTAAATGTTGTTGGATCAGATACTAAAACCTCTCCTGTTGTTGATTCTTGGTTTGTACCACCACCGTACTCATGAGGCGAGGCAGTGTCTTGGTATGCCTGTCCTGTGAAGTCGCCAACTGTGGTGCCTGTGACTGTCACAGTTGGTGAACCTGTGTTATAGTACGGAACTCCAGACACATATCGTTTACTTCCGCCTGTGCCTTCTGCTATTGTACCAATTGTGGTTGTAGGTGTTGCGGTGATGTCATCTTTGACCACGTGTACGTAGTTGGTGTTACCGCCAGCACTGCTTTCTAGTCTCTGTGCGTTGACTCCCACTGTGTAGTCTGCAAGTGCCTGTGTAATTTTGGCATCAGCAACCAGGTATAATCTCTGTGGGTATGAACTGTCTACTTCGTCATAGTCCTTGTGATCCGACGTCACAAGTTTGGTGAACGTGCCGTTGTTTGCGCCACCTTCCGTGGTTGTGAATGTCCTTGCACCACTGGCGCTGGCGTTGATTGATGCCGTCACTGTCTGGTTCACAGTTGCACCTGTTCCGTTTGAATCATTAACTAAAAAGCCATCTATGACATTTGTGTCTAGTGTAGTTGTAGTTGTGTATCTTCTTGCAGTTGTAGATTCTAGGCTTGCGCCCGCTGTCAGCGTGTCTGCTGTTGAGGTGTTGTCATCGAAACCCGCACACAGGTGTGGGTTAGTTCCCTGCGCGGCATCTGCCATTGTCAAACTGAAACTGCTGAGTCCATTTGGTGCGCTTGGTGTAGATTTCATAGCAAAAGTGATAGTTTCTTCATCATCTTGTGCTATTGTGTCTGGTGTGCCTGAGGCTCTAAATCTGAAATTGATGTTGCCGACGGATGTACCTGAGTAGTCCTTGTCAAGAGTTGCACCTATCGTTCCTGCTGTTGAACCATCTTCTGCCACTGTTGTTATAGAGCTGGAGTCATCGAAGAAATCATACTCATAACTTGAAGCATTTTGGGAAGTGTTCGTGAATCTTGCGATTGCTCTGTCATTGCCATCTAGGTCAGTGGCATCATACAATGACAGACTGTTGTCTCCAGAACCTGTTGAGACCGTGATTGCCGTGCCGGCAATGTTTGCTCTCACGTCTGGTTCAACAATTATATTGAGATTAGTAGAAAAAGTTGAATTTGTATGTCCATTTGCCAGTGTTAATGAGGTTGTAAATGTTCTTGTGGTACCGCCTGACTGTTGTCCCGACGTCAAATTAAAAGTGTTTGCAATAGTCTGTCCGGTGTCGCCAGATCCTCCTGAACCTATGTTTACGACCGTGTTCGAATCACCTTCGCCGAAGTTCCAGGTGTAAGTCTGCGTTGCAGAGAAGTCTGTATTGCTTCCTGGATTTGTCGCCGTGTTGTTAGTGAATGTCACAGGGAATCCGCTTGTGGCTTCTTCGTTGACTCCCCTTATGGTTGAGTCTGCGACCGAATATAGAGGAGTGTGTTCTGAGTACACCTCGAAATTGCTCGATGTAGTCGCAGGTATAACGGCAGGATCCGCAGTTGAGTGTGTCAACAGTCTCAACCTGATAGAATACTTGGTGTCACCCGCGCCTGTGCCTGCAACTGTACTCCCGTCATCTCCAGATGCGTTGGTGTAGGTGTGTGCCAGACGTGAACCACCATTGAGACTGGAGCCTCCCGCGACACCATCACCGCTTATGGCGTTTTCCGAACCATCTCCCCAATCTACATCATAGGTTACTGTTGCTCCGCCAGTGTTTGTGGTATTATTCTGTAGGTACACAGTGTCGCCTGTGTCCGCAGTCGTTATAGGTGAACCACCTGATGCCGCGGCGTACATCGCGAACGATGGCACCGGTTCTGCCGTTGCCACAGTTATGTAATTCGATCTCGTTGATGTAGCGAAACTGCCAGCCGAATCTGTTGTGCCCGCGTCATTTTCGAACGCTTTCACCACCACTGTGTATGGTGATCCAGAATTTGCGTTGTATGTGTGGCTTGGTGTAGAGTCAGTTGTTGCCGTTGTCTCATCTCCGTCACCCCACGTGATCGTGTATCTTGTGTTGGCACCTGCGGTAGGCGTGGTTGTGATTGTGAGTGTGACAGTGTCTCCTAAACTGATTGATGTCGCGTCAGAAACGAATGAAACCGATTTGATATAGGTGCCCGCCTGCACATTTCCTATCACTTCGTTTAGTTCATCTATGGCGTTGGTCACTGTGGTGTCTGATGCAAGTCCTAGGTATGCTCCGTCACCGAACGTTGAGTCTGTTGGCAGTCGCAGTTCAACGTTGTCCCCCGTAACACCGCCTGACGAAACAGAAGCAATCTCGTTGTCCACATATTGCTTTGTGGTGACGTCATCGTTGGCGACCGGTGATGCCGCCTGTATGTTTGCCAGTGTCACGTTTGTGAAATCTGTCTTTGTAGAACCATCCTCGGGCGTGGTACCGAATCTGAACTTGTCCAGCGTCTCGTCCCAGTAAAGTACCGCTTCGTCGGCGCCGGCACGTTGTATCATTATACCTGCGTCAGTGGCAGTGGAGTTGTTCTCGTTGATGGATATGATGTTGTCTTCGACGACTAAATTCTGTGAGTCTATGGTAGTGGTTGTGCCCTGTACAGTTAGGTCACCAGTGATGGTCTGGTTGCCCTGCACACGCATGTTGCCGTTGACATCAAGTTTAAAATTACCTGGACTGTTTGTGCTTACACCAATCCTGTCATTTACTACATCTATGTAGAGTAAATCTGTCTGAAATGCTATGTCTGTCGAACGCAAAAGGTTCGATTCTAATATATCACCACTGATTCTGTTTATTGCCATAATACTACAATGGTATTTACCAAATTATCATACGAGTCTCTTCCTACCATAAATATTCTTAATATGGCACTATTACCTATCAGTAAAATAGAAAAAATTTCTGAAAAACGTGTTGATGTGCAACAGGTCGACGTGTATGAAAACTCTGTCAGCGGTGATGCAATCCATGGTGGAAAAATTACGAATTTCAGCAGTGAAGGCATAAAGGACAAGGCAGATTCTGTACAAATCACAGTGAGAAATGACAAGGTAGAAATCGAAAAGGACCTAGTTGTCAAGGGCACAGTTACCGTAGAAAACCTCAAGTATGTTGAGGCGGAGGTTCCTAAACTGAATGTAAAAGATGCCATAATGATAGATCATAACGAAGTGATTTGGAAGCATACACTAGGTAAAAGTGTGCAAAAAAGCAGTCTTACTGAGGTTGGAGTTTTAAAAAAATTACAGGTAGACAAGACATTTTTTGCAAATCAACAGCGTGTAGGAATCAACACAGAGGCACCGTCTGCTGATTTTTCAGTCAACGTTGGAGGGTACGAAGTGATCACTAGAATGCAAGAGAGAAATGCATTCGTTGGCACTCATGCGCCTGTGCCGTTTGCAATAGGAACCGACGACACAGCAAGAATTGTTTGTAAATCAAACGGCGATGTGGCAATCGGCAGTGAGGACGGACGCTACGTAAAGATGAATGTGTGGGGACAAGTGGGTATCGGAGTCAAGAACCCGCAAGAGAGCCTGCATGTGTCTGGTAACATTAGGTTTGGTGACAAGACATTCGCATCAGGAAAGAGCTATCCAGGCCAGGGAAGATGGGAAACTGGATCTGTTGTCTGGAACGACATGCCAGAAATAAACCAACCTGTTGGTTGGGTATGTATAAAAGGAGGAACGCCCGGTTCGTGGCGTCCGTTTGGACTAATATCCTAATTCAAAACAACAACTGAATCTGGTCTGAAAGAAGTAATGGTATATGATTATACCAATTATTATGCCTTCTAGTAAAGCAATGATGGCGCAAGGGACAGGATATCTTTTGATTATCTTGATTTTGAATTTATAGAATTTATTCGCCCAACTTGTGAAGGTTGTGAATAATTGCGATAATGTGGGCACTGTCTACTCCGTTATTGGCAGGTGGTGCAGAACCAAATGTCACAGCGCCTCCCGAGTAAGTGTAGTTAGTGCCTGGCACTTGGTACACTCCGCCAATGAATATTGCCATGTCGGTGGCATCTGTTGGTGTTGTTGACAGTGTCGCCGCTGTCGATCCGTCAAGCGTGTTACCCGAACCATTGCCGAACACAGTCGTTGATCCGTCTCCCTGGAACTTGTCCACAGTCAAAGTCTTCTCTCCAGCCGCACTTGATATGTTGTACCATTGCGATCCAATGTAACCTTGATAAGTTGATGTGGTTGTGTTGAATATTATCTGACCGTCTTGGCCTGTGGGTCTGTTGGCAGTTGACACTTGTGGTATCTCTACCGAAGTAGCACCGTGTTCTAGTTCTCTGTTTTTAACGAACCTTCCCATGGTATTACAATCCTATCGTTGATACTGTTACTATTACTTGTCCTGTTGAGTCAGCGTTCTGCACATATATCTTGTCACCGTTTCCGAGTATCATTTTCTCAGTGTCGATGATGTAACTATCAGTCGCCTGTATTGTCAGTGAGTTGTAAATCTTGTTGTTCTCTGTTGGCACGGTTGTTGAACCGTCATTTGGCAAAAGATATACGTCGATTGTGGCATCTGAACTTGTGATGTTGCAGAGATGTATTGACGTCACAGCCGTGTCAGCCGTGGCTTCAAATGCATGATCCAGTGGCGTAATAGTTGTTGGTGCTGTTCTTTGTGTAATTGCCATATTTTATCCTAATGCAATGGCCAAAGCCGTTGCTTTCTTTTTACTTATCAGTTCTCCCTCTGTGCCTGAACTGATGTTTGAGTTGATGAAATACAGGCCAGTGCCTCCACCGCCTGCTGTCTTGTTGTATAATTTTGTTACTGTGGATGCCGCTGGTGTGCTTGCCGCACCAGAAAAAGTTAATGTGTCATTTATCACCACATCGCCTGTACCGTTCGTGATCAGGGTCAAATCGCCATTAGAGGAATCACTGGTAATAGATGTGATATTTGTCAAGTCTGGGTCCAGCGTCACTGTAACGGTGTCTGGTTCCGTGGCGGCTGTAGTAATACCGTTGGCGCCTGAAAATTGCAAAGTGTTACCTGTACCAACTGTTACCTGTGCAGAATCGTCACCTGCCACTTTAAGACTGAAACCACCACCAACTGTGTTGTCAACATAGTTTTTTGTCGCGACATCTGATGTGTTGCTTGGTTCCGCCGCCCTTATGTTGGCCAGTGCCGTATCTGTGATTGATGAGCCGGTGCCATCTGAAGTGGTAGTCACTGCCTTGAAAACGTCATCGCCTTCATTCCAATATATGGCCGCATTGTTGGCCGCACCCCTGTTCACTAATATACCTGCGTCTATGTCACTCGGTGTAGAGTTGTTTCTGCTGAGCACTATCACAGGATCCGAAACAGCAAGTGTGGTCGTGTCGATTACTGTCTGTGTGCCCTCAATATCCAGGTTTCCTTTGACCACTACCGCTCTCGAGTCGAGGATAATGTCGTTTGTACCACCCGCACCGGACCCTGCCTTGATGTTGTAGTCCGCTGAAGTTCTAAGAGTTTTAGCCATTTGTTAGTATTTATAAAAGATTTGGGGGAGCGTGTAACTCCCCCAAATAAGCACGTGATCGTTATGATTATCTAACGTCAATGTTCGCTTTACCAGAATCTTGACCTTCGTCAGTACCTTCTGCTTTAAGCGTGTATGGTGCATTTCCTGTCACACCAGCGTCTGTCACATAGTGAATCGTTCTGTTGTAAAACTTTTCAACATATGCAACCGTTGAGTCATCTAATATAACTTGAACACAAAATTGGTTAGATGAGTTTGCTAATGAACCTGGAGCAACCGCTTTCAGTTCGTATACTGCTTCAGTAGAGTCTTCCAAGTGTATTTTGAACAACTTAGATCCTCTTGGAGAAACAATGTAAGCAGTAGTTGAATCAACTTTAGCACCACCTGATGGTCTGTAAGCCGTCACTGCTATTTTTCCTGAAAGGTCGCTACCGAAGTCATTCGCTCCGCTAACCATTTTGTCTTTTCTTATTGGTCTTCCCATTTTTTTTCTCCTTTAAAGGAGTCCAATGCCAGTTCTCCTGGCTACGCGGTGGTTATCCGCATAAGTCTTTTGCTTTGTGCAAAAGCACGTTTGAACTAGAGGTATTTACCAAATTTTTTGAAGTAAAATCTGCGCTTAAAACGGAGTGGTGTGAAAAAAAGAATTCAGTCACACCACTCCGTGAGGTTACAGTATTTCTAGATTTTTATATTATTTTCTGTTGTAGATATGATATAAAATCCAAACTGCCACAAGTCCGATCAGACCTTGATCTGAGAACCCTTGCAGTACGCCCTGGACGTTTCCTATCACAGAAACGTTTGGCCAGAACGGAATACCTTGACCATTGAAAAGGATTTCTAAAACGATCCCCAACGCGATAAGACTAACTCCCACGTCAGCGATTCCTTTCGCCCATCCTTTTATTTTCATCATGATATCCATGTTGGACCTCCCTTGATGTTAAAAGATTCTAATGAACCTTCGAATTATTTAGAAGTGTGCAACAAGAGTAAAACTATAACATTTGGTCTGTGAACGGTATGAAGGTGGAAAAAAATTATATGTGAGTGCTTATTGAAAGCACAGCCACAAAAAAAGGGCGACATAAAGCCGCCCTTTCTTGATAAAAATTCGATTACGCGAATTTTAAGTTTCCGTTTGTTACACCTACTGTGTTTACGTAGTCAGCCGCGTTACCTAGTGAAGATGCAGTGTTTGTTAATTCAACATAACCGTATCTAGTTAGGAAACCTACAACTGGTTCGAAAGTAGCAGGATCTAGTACAACGCCTGAAGACATTAAAGGAATGTAAGGACAATAGAACGCTGGAGCGTCTGCCTCACTTGCACCTTTGTAACCTACAAGTACGTCTGTACCGTCAGAAGCGTATGCGTCAACGTATACTCTCATAGCACCGTTTAAAGTACCAACGAATTTAGTGTTTGTTGGTGCTTCGAATGTACCTTCAGTTGATCTTGCGAACGCTGAAGTTGTTGCTGATTGAAGTACAGTTAAAGCAGTTGGAGATACTACAGCGTAGTTTCCAGCGCCTCTTCTTGTTCTTGTTGCGATTTCATTCGCCGCTCTGTTGATCAACACAGCCAATGCCGCGTGTTCATCACCAACGAATGTAGCAGTACCAGATACAGCAGATTGATCATACGTACCTGAACTTGCCGAACCGGCTAATGTTCTTAATGATCCGATGATCTCTTGGTCGATCTCAGCAGTAATCTCTTGAGCTAATGCCGCCATGATTTCTGCTTCTACATCGATACCTTGCTGTGCTTGAGCATCTTGAGCCGCTTCAAAAGTCCATCTAGCAGAAAGTTTTCTAGATTTCGCTTCAACCGGTTGTTTCAAGATCTGGATTGATAATCTCTTACCAGGTGTACCCTCTAAAGAGGCAGTTGATGCACCTTTAGGTGTAGAGTTGTTCTGGTTACCAGAGTATGCTTTCGCGATTTTGAATGGAGATAATGCTTCTTCACCTGCTGTCGTGTTTGACGCAACTGTGTCTGCATATCTTATTCTTAATGTGTGGATTTGTCCTACAGGACCAGTCATTGGTTGTACACCTACGATCTCGTTAGCGATCACAGTTGGCATAACCCTTCTG